AGTTGAATCTTCTGGAACGGTTACAGTTCTTAGGTCTGAACCCATTCTTGTGATTTCTACTTCGATTGTGTCTACTTGGTTTTCTGCTTGACGCATACTTTTGTTTTGGCGACTATATATACACTCAGGAATACATAGACTGCACATTACTTTATAATATGTAAAATCCCGAAAGGGACATTTACCTCTCGCAATTAATGTTCTCTGTATATCTAACAACAACATTGGCGATTCCGAGCCTAGTGTCAGATATTGCAGAAAACGCTGTGCTTGATAAATCTATAACCCTTTCTGGAAAAACACTTGCATCTGGACCGTAATCCGTTACCTTACAATATACCGATTGGTTGTTTGCGACGTTAGTGGCCTCAATACAAGACCCCCTATCGAAGTCTCTTGTTGCACAAACGAAGTGACCGACACTAGACCAACCACTATCTAACACATAGTCATAGTAACTAGCGACCCCTTCTAAGCCCACAGGAGCCTCGTCCTGCGGTTTTTCTACGATTATGGTATGTTGGGTGCTTGTCGCTATTTTTTCCACTACATCTTGATTTTTTATCTCTTGGCTCCTCGAAAAACCCAACCAGAAGGAGACAAGAAAGACAGTCATGATTACTACATCTCTTTTCATCATATTATTTTTAATTAATTAATTAAAAAGAATTTATTGAACTCTTCTGCAGTATAGTCGTCGATATTTTTAAGATAAGCTGAACTATTAGGATACCACCACGTATCATTCATAGCATCTTCGCTTAGGAACTCGACCTCTGCTTCTTCACCGTCAAGATATATCACCTTACAAACTAACCCGATAGCAGAGTAATATCCATCGTGTTCTTTTAGCACGACTACTATATCGTCATGATTAAACATATATTGCGACTTTAGTTAGTTAATTAACGTATAAACATCGAGTGGAAAGACTCTGTCGATGCGTCGAATGTCAGGCAACTGTCGCTTCCAACGGCTGTGACAGTATTACCAGACGTCCAATCGCACGCAGACATTTCATACGGGCACAATAGCACAAAAACAGATTCATTTATCACAAGAATACATATCTGCTCATAAGATGAAAAAAGTCTAAATCTTTTACCATTAATAATTTTTCCATCGCTTTCTTGTGTGAACTTTGTTGTCGAATAATCTTCCAACACTCCAGATAAATCCTCTGTATCATATGAAATTATTTCACTAGCGTCCGCCAATGTCAAGCTCTCCGTTTTCCACTTAGCTTGTTTTTTCTCTAGCTCTATTTGCACAAATGTTTTTTTTATTGGAGCGAACCTTACTCCGTCTGATGCTCTAATCATATTTTTTATAAATAAATTAATTAAAAATCTCCAGGGGCAACTTGTAAACAAGGAAGTCCTATCGACCTCCACATATCAACGACTTGGTTTCTGTCATCTAATACAAACTTGACGTCGTAATTGCCCTGTACATATCTTTTATATAGCTCTAACTTGACAACACTATCTTTTCGTCTGTCCTTGTTGACACGCATAAACAAACCATCATATGGAATATCGTTTTTGTCAAGCCATTCAAGAGTGACATCTTTACATTCCTCATCTCTCCCCGATAATAAAATAATGCGATAATTCTCATTGCGATAAATCCTAACCATTTGAGCGATATGTTCATGCACATTATCGTGGACTGCCTTGTGATACTCATACGGTGAACGATTACACATATCCGATAGCGTCCCGTCGATGTCGACAATAATTGCTTTGTTCTCGTTCATCGTTTCTATTACTAAGTCTTTAGTTTTGCTCATAGTTTTAAATATCTAAGATTAAAATTATCTTCTGTGTCCAATAATATTTCTTGGTCTTCCTCTTCGTCCTCTTCTTTTATCGGTTCATCCAACAGGTCGGATATCTCTAGACTTTGGGAACATTCAGGACACGAATATACGTAATCCTCCTCATCTGAGCTATCGGTATCGTTAATTTCCGAATCACAAAGTTCATGATATTCCTCTGCTATGCTATAGTCCCCCCAAGAGCGCCCAGAGTTAGATTCGAAATACCTTGCCTCATATTCTAGCTTTCTTAATTCCATGTTACAGTGAGGACAATATTTAGAATTATTACTTATTATCATATAGTTTTTGATTACTTCATTATAGTTAAAGATAGAATAGACACACACGTTGCACAGAACAACGATTGAGCGATGCCCCTAGCGACTGAAGTGGCTCTCCCCTCGCTGACGTTATGTACTGTAAAGTGTTTTGTATCACCATCGCAAATTGCAGTGGCAATGTAATTTTTCTTTATCATATATTTATATATATAATGGAAATCGTCCCTATCGCTAGACGTTTTTATTTGAGGGCGGATATTCCTCAACCTCCATTTACAATCATTAAGCTAAGCCAAAGACGCGTCTTGAGTATGAAGAAGTAATGCCATATATCCCCATGCATTAACTGTCGACAGCTTTCTATTATACTCATTTCGTGAACTATGAACTAGAGATACTCGTTTTGCTGAACATCTTTGACTTAGCCCAACGATTGTCGGGCAAAAAAACAATAGCCTTAATACAAATGGACGGAAAATCGCATTATTAATATTAAGACCACAACCCTTTTGAAGCGTGTTTTATCATACGTGCAGTGATATACGTCGAGGGATTTGCTTAGTATGGCGAGAGCTTTAACCTAGTCTCAGTTACCTAGGACCGACTTGCATCGGCGTTATATTATGACCCCACAGGAATCTTTGAGACCCTTTAATCCTTTCTCTTTATGGAACTTGGCTATATTGTCGAAAGAACAATGATGTCAATCCTAATCGGATATCATATCAATGTTTAAGTTATTGCTATAATGGAATTTGTGGTCTGTATGACTTTATGCCTACAAATTTTCACTATATTATCAGATATTTTTATACGCATATAACACCCAGACAATAACCTAAACGCTGATATGATACCATCAGCCTAGTCTCCTAATGCCCCGAAGTCACGATTGCAAACCGTAAACTCAGAACTCAAGAACATTTCTTCTGTAATCCCATCCTTCTCTAGCTTATCCAGAGCAATCTTTTCTGCCTCCTCACGTGATTCAGCCTCGACTTCTAGTTGTCCAGAGACTTCCTCGTAGATATTTATTGTATATATTTTTTTCATGTTGGCTGTCTAAATATTAATTTTACAGATATATTTTTTATTAGGATAATTTGTTCCATTGTCGACAAGCTCAAAGATATGCCAATCACCGTTTATATTAAAACATGTCGGCAAGTCTTTCAGCCTTGATAATCCAGCCGCTCTTATATTCTTTACACCGCGAGCGGACTCGAAAAGCCAAGAGTTCAACTCGTTTTTTTTAATTTGATATTGCATATAATTATTTAAAGATTAATAAAATATTTGTGAGCCTTGATGTTTGCGACTTAAGTGGCGTCGCCTATAACAACAAAAAAAAGCCCGAAGGCTTTAAATTGTTACTCGAAAAGGAAAGTGTACTCCATTCATTTTGAATCTATCGTAACTGATATTTTCTTTTTTCAAGTCCTGTAACTCTCGGTCTAGTTCCTCGTCGGTCTTGTCTATATATTGGTCTATGTATTGTCTGTTAGTCTTTAATGCCTCAATTGCCTTGACTTTTTTCGCCTTGACTCTCGCCTGTTGAATAAAGACCTCAGTCTTTATCTCCGACCATTTTTCTACTATATCAGTGGACAATTTGAATCGTTTGCCCTTGATATTGATTATCATATTATTTTTATATTAATAATAACTATATAGAGAGGACTAACTCTAGTAATTAGTCCTCTTTAATAGTTAGCTAGCTTGACCTTTGTTAGCTAGCACCTGCTCAATCCCCTTGATAATATCGTCCTCGCTCGGCTCCTCGTCCTTGTCTACAACAGGGAGCAATGCCTTCAGCTCGGCAATTCTTGTCTTGTTACCTGTTGAGTCGGCGAGTAGTGTTATCGCCTCCATCTGGTCAATCGTTCCAAGCTCTAGGCTCTGCAGGATAGTTGCCTTGACGCCTCTATCAGTCCTCTTATTTTTAACTACAGTCGCCGACCTCCATATTCTAGCTAAAAATGTACTCTTGATAACCTCTGGAGCGATTTCCACTCCGTCAATCTTGAAGGCTTGCACGTCCTCGAAATTTACGCGAGCCTCTAGTTGTTGTTTATTCATATTGTTTTTAATAGCCTTGCAAGCGTTTAAATGTACCCTTGCAATAACTATGTATTATTAATTTTTAAATGTTCCTTGCCTTAGTAATTACACTATACCATCCTTTTGAAATTATTGCAATAGCCCGTATTTATTGGCTTTCAGTATGTTTTAATTTCGCTATATTCATTATATTTTATAATTTACACTATTTAAGCTATACACTGTGTATAACTTATAACTATAAATTATAGGAGTCCCTTTCTGTTAGCTTGTATTTTTAATACTTTTATTATAGGCGTGCTCCCATATAACCTAGCTAACAGTGCAAGGCGTGCAAGTAAATATTTTTTACTATACATATTATTCTATTTAATTGTTAAATTTCGCTATATTATTAATAATTTGAATTGGCTTGTTACTTAACTAATACCAGTATAGCATATAATTAAAATAATTGCAAGCGTTTTAACTTGTAACCATATAAACACTATATAATTTCGCTATATATAAATATAATTATTGTTTGCGTTTTCCTTTCTGTATATAGAAATAGTTTTAATGTTTATGTATTTACAATTTTTATATACACTAGTTTTATTAATTCTATTAGTTTTATAAGCTTTATAAGCTTTATAAGCTTTATAAGCTTTATATATAAACTACCCACCTCCCCCCCCCCCTGAAACACAAAACTAATAAGCTAGTGAAAGCCAATGTTTATATAGGATTGTACCCGTACTTTATATATATTACACACCTGAAACAGACCCTGGGGGTGAACAGAAACCGAACACGTATTTAGGGGTAGTGTTTTTATATATAATATATACAAGAGCCAAGATGGGAGACAAAAAAAGAGCAACATAAGACCAAATGCGGGGGGACAATCAGGCAAAAAGAGCTAAAATAGACCAAAATAGACTAAATCCCGATAAAACTATATTTTGCCTATACTAATATTACAGACAAAAACCCCTAAAAGAGGAAAATCACGGGGAATCCTAAACCATATTATTAGCCAAAATATAGGGGATGGGGGGTTAATTATATGAATCTACTAATATTAGCCGAATCAATATTATTTGTTAATAAAAATTAGCTGTCAAACTTTCAAACTCCAGAAAAACGAAAAGTTTCATTTCCTCTGTCGCAAAGGACGCTTAATGTTAGCTAAGAATCGGGACTTGACAAAAAGCTCTCAAAGATGCTATAATTAAAGTATAGGATTAAAAGATTATAGAAGTATCCTAGCAACAAAAATATGACAAACAAAATGAAAGCTTTCGCAGAAGAATACGTTAAATGCGGTTATAATGGAACGAAAGCATACCAGATAGCCTATGGGCAAGAAAACAAGCAGGTCTGCGCTTCTGAGGCCTATAAACTGCTACGTGATAATCGGATCGTTAAAGAAATAGAGCAGGTAGAGGGAAGCTTCAGGGTATTAGGCCAATTAGCAGGAATTGACAAGAAGGCTGTTGTCCAAGTATTACTTGAAATGATGTCTGCAAACAAAACATTAAAAGACGGAACAGAGGTCCCAGACTATACAGCGAGAAAAGATGCTGTAACATTATTTGCTAAACTTACTGGTGACTTCACAGAGAAGAAAGAAATAGAGATTAGCAACAAACAAGACTTATCTAGTATTGACCCAACAAGCTTATCAGATGAAGATAAGAAAAAATTAGAAAAGGACCTTCTAGATGAATTATAAACCGAATGAAAGATGTAGAATTTTTACAAAAGCTCGCTAAAAGTCCTGAATTAAGGAATTTGGAGTGGGCTAAATGTCATGACGACCCATATTACTGGTTAACCAACTGGGCATATACATTAGACGTACATGATGATGAGAATCCACAGAAGACCTTCCCCGAAAAGGAATACTTGAGACTTGTTGTGGAGAAGTGGTTAAAGCACCAAATCCTCTTATTCCCCAAATCTCGTCAAATGATGATGAGTTGGGTGTTCGCAGCTCTATATCTTTGGGACACACAGTTCCATTTCGGTAGATTAACCTTTTTCCAAAGTAAGAAAGCAGACGATGCCAACGACTTAGTTAAAAGAGCCTACACTATTTGGGAGCAAGAACCTAAGTTCCTTAAACGTTATTATAAAAATGGTGAATTCCACCAATTAAAATGTAACCCACATAACCAGGGGAACCATACATATTCACTTCTAGCCTTTCCAGACATTAAGTCTGAAATTAGAGGAATCCCAGAAGGTGGGGATGTCGTGCGTATGCATACTTTAAGCGGTATGCTGTGTCTAGGGCCAGAAACCAAGGTTTTAACAAGTGATCTAAAATGGGTTAGAATAGACGAAATAGAAGAGGGCGACAACTTAATAGGATTCGACGAAAACATTGGAGACTCTGGAACTGGTAAAAATGGTGTCAATTATTCAAGAAGGTGGAAAAATACAGTCGTGAAGGCAGTCCATGTCAATAAACAACCAAGCTATAAATTAACGTTCTCAGATGGAACAGAGGTTGTAAGCTCAGAGAACCACAGATGGTTAGCTGGACACGGACAACATTCGAAGTGGATTAAGACGAAAGACCTTCGGTGCCAAAATGGAGACAGGGCTGGCTCTAAGGTGTGGAAAGTCCTTGAACGCTGGGAAGACAAAAACGACTATGATACTGGTTATCTCGCTGGAGCACTAGACGGAGAGGGAAGTCTAGACCAAGCGCTGGTTGTAGAAGACGACGCCATAGTTACAAGCAGGATAAGACTAACATTCCCACAGAATGAGAACGCGATGCTAGAGAAGACAAGGAATATTTATAAAAAACTGGGATATCCTTTTATAGAAAGAATAATAAACAACGACAAGTATTCAACTCCACATCATGCCCTGAGGACTGGAGTCAAGAGCGATATATTAAAAATCATCGGTCAAACAAGGCCAGAAAGATTATTGGCAAAATTTAATATAGATACATGGGGAGCAATGAACGCGATAGATGGTATTAACTTAATTAAGAAAGAGCCAATAGGAGAACAAGAGGTTATAGGACTAACAACATCCACAGGAACATTCGTTGCAGAGGGGATAGCATCCCACAATTCGGATGAGTCAGCTTTCCAACCAGAAATGGCAAGTGCATATACTGCACTAAAGCCAACACTCAGTTCTGGTGGAAAACTTACTTGTGTGAGTACCGCAGAAGATAATACCTGGTTCGAAGATGCTTGTTTTGACAGGTTGGAAATGTGAGGCTAATATTAGCAAAGATATGGCACATGGAAATAGTGGGAAAACATTAACCACAGAACATAAAGAAAAAATAAGACAAAAGCTTATTGGAAGAAAATTTAGCGAAGAAACACTAGCTAAAATGAGAAAAAACAATAAACCATCTTTTAAAGGAAGAAAACATTCGGAAGAAACCAAGAGGAAGATAAGCGAGAATAGTAAAAAAAATTGGGAGAACAAAGAGTACAGAAAAAAACAAGTTAAAGTACACACTGGGAAAACTGGAGAAAATGCCAGCAATTGGCAAGGGGGTTTATCTCTGGAAGAGTATCCCCAAGAATGGACAAAAACGCTTAAAATAAGCATAAGAGAAAGAGATAAATATACCTGCCAGCTGTGCGGGGAAAAGCAGGGGGACGTTGCACACGATGTGCACCACATCGATTATAATAAACAAAACTGTAACCCAGACAACTTAACTGCTCTATGCAAAAGCTGCCACGCAAAAACCAACTTTAAAAGAGATAAGTGGAAAAGCTTTTTTAAGAAACGAAAAGAGTTGCTAGAAATGTGATGTTAGCAAAAATGTATTATGACAAAAGATTATAAGTGGACTAAAAAAGAAGAAAGGTTGGTCCTAAAGACGGTAGATGAAGCAAAGGAAAGACTCAACATGAATTCCTGGTCTATAATAAATGAGTTCGTTAATGGGAAGATACACGGAGATCAAGATGGTTCTGGACAAGTATTTATTGCAAGTGCCCTAAGTTCAGTAACCCAAGAGTACGAGAAAATAACAATCTCATGGATGCCAGCGATGTTGAGAGACTACAGAGACCTTGGGGAAGATGACCTAAGAGAATCTGTATACCATGAGCTTATACATGGATTAACCCACGAATTGTACACACACGCGTTAGACAGGTTCTCAACACAAGATGCTACAACTAAAGCATTAGAACGCCTTACACAAAGAATAGCCAAAATATGTATGAAGAAATCAAAAAGCCAGAGATAATAAAGGGAGTAAAGTTCTGGCAGAATCCTAACAATGGATTTCATGTAATGATGATTCATTACTCCGCGGACCCAGATAAAGACCCAGACAGAAACGGTAAGGAATGGTACGAGAAGGAGAGACTTGGTGCACCGAAGTCAGTCTGGTGTAAGGAGTATGAGATTGACTTCACTACAAAGGCTGGTAAACTAGTATTTGGACCAGAGTATTGTGACTTTAGCTCAGACATCCATACAATTAACTCATTCGAGTTAGGAGATGTGGAATTATTCCTAGCTGTAGACTTTGGGCAAAGGAACCCTAACTGCGCATTGGTTGGTGCAATCGACCGTAATAATGTTGTTTATATTATAGACGAATATTACAACCCAGCCATCCCGAGCGTAGCGAGTAGAGAAATGTTTGACAAGTTCGGATACCTAATGCCAGGTTATTCCTCGAACATGACTATAAGACAGAAGAAAGTGTTGGCAGATAACACCTTTCAAATAAAGGTCATCGATCCTTCTACAGGCCATAAGAATAGAACCAAGATAATAGAGGGGGAAGAAATCCCGTACTCTGTTATAGAAGACTTTGAAGATAATGGATGGGAGTTCGAAAGAGCACACAATGATTGGGATGCAGGGATAACGAGGATAAGAGAGTATCTTAGAATTGATAATGCTGGTAACTCTAATCTCTATATATTCGAAGATATGTGCCCAAACTTATGTTGGGAGATGAGGCACTATAGATATAGAGAGAACACAGAGAAAACAGATAGACAGAACAACGAACCAGAAAAACCAATTAAAAAGAATGACCACGGAATGGATGCACTTAGATATCTTATGATGACTAGACCTAGTTCACCAGATGTGGTTACACAAAAACCAACAAGAATCCAGAAGGACATTAATAACCTAATGAGACCGAAGATGTATGACTTAATGGACAACTTCGATCTCGAATAAAAAGTATGAAATTTGAAGAAAGAAAAGAAGAACTTGAAAAAGAATTAATCGATTCTATGGCAAAGTTCGAAATAGAAATTTATGCAGCTAATGTCTGTATGCCGAACGGTGAAGTACTCCCAGTACTTAAAATGGTAGACAAGCATGAAGCTACGGAAGAAGAATTAAAAAAGGCTCAAGAAGAAGCCAGTAAAGAAGAAAAAGATGGAGATAAAGCTTAAGGACAATTTGTTGCTTATTAGGAAGCACAAGAATACACGGTTCGCAGTAGACATGGCCGTAGAAGACAGTGATGAGGATAAGAACCTAATTACAGGAGAAGTAATTGAAAGCTCAAGCGATACTTTCAAAAAGGGAGAAACAGTGATCTTCGGAAAATATGCTGTTTTAACACTTATTCTACAAGGGGAAGACTACCATATCCTAGATACAGATGATGTAATAGGTGTCACAACGTACAGAGAATAATAAAACAATTAACTAGTATAAAAATGTATAAAGAAATTCTTTTTGGCGGAGATGCCAGAATCAAAATTATAAAAGGAGTTAACATTGTAGCAGACGCGGTAGCAACAACACTCGGTCCACGTGGACAAAATGTGATATTTGAGGAATCAATATATCCAACAGTAACCAAGGATGGTGTTACAGTTGCACAACAGGTAATGCTGGAAGACAAGTTCGAAAGCATGGGGGTAATGATGACACGAGAGGCAGCAGAGAACACAAATAGAGAGGCTGGAGACGGAACAACATCAACAGTAGTCCTTCTAAGAGCCATTGCGAACGAAGGTCACAAATATATAACAGCAGGAATGAACCCAATCCTTCTAAAGAGAGGGATGGACGCAGCACTAGTGCAAGCGCTAGGAATAGTTGACGGTTCTAAGAAAGAAGTAACATCTAAAGATGAGAAGGTGCAAATTGCAACAATATCTGCAAACAACGACAAAGAGATTGGTCAAATGATCGCAGATGTCATCGAAGAGACAGGAACTAATGGAATTGTTACTGTAACAAATTCTAACTCTGTAGATACTACAGTAGAATATGTTAAAGGAACAAAGCTGGATAGAGGATATGCATCTCATATGTTTATAAACAACAGTAAGATGCTTTCAGCTGAAATGGAGAACCCAACGATTATTCTTACCACAGATAAGATTAACATGGAAAGTCAGTTGGTTAAAATGCTCCAATCACTTTTAAAAGAAGGAAAAAGAAACATGATTTTGGTAGCAGGGTCTGTTGAAGGACCAGCAGTAGCGTTCTTGGCGCAAAACCATATGCTTGGTAAGTTCACATGTGTTCCAGTTAGCATGCCATCGTTCGGCGACTACCAGAGAGATTTGTTCTACGACCTAGCAGCAGCAACAGGGGCAACAGTCCTCGGAGAAGAAGAGTCAGTTAGACTAAGTGACTGTACACTAGCACACACAGGAACATCCGCACACGTTGTTGTTAGTAAAGACTCAACAATCTTTACAGGGGCAGACGGAGATGTCACAGAAAGAATTGCTGGCGTTAATGCCTTACTCAAAAAATACAAAGATGCCTTCCTTATCGACCAATTAAAAAAAAGAATGGGAAGATTGAATGGATCTATTGCGAACATTCGTGTCGGTGGAGCATCTGAGACAGAACAAACAGAAGTTAAGTACAGGATCGAAGACGCTTTGAATTCAACAAAATCTGCAGTAGAGGACGGGATAGTAGAAGGAGCAGGAACAGCACTCGTTAGGGCAGCAGACTTGATGCTAGCACCAGACAACGAGAATGAAGAGCATGTAGCAGGATGGAATATAATCAAACGTGCTATGCTTATGCCATGCAAACAAATATTGCTTAATGCAGGTTTACCAGCAGATGCAATCATAGCGAAAATACAAAGTGGAGAAAACGGGTATAACGCACTTACAAACGAATACACAAACCTATTCGAAGATGGCGTGATTGACCCAGTGAGATGTGTTAAAAATGAACTAGCTAACGCAGTAGGTGCCGCAAGCACAATGCTTACATCAAATGTTGCAATAGCCATCAAACCAAATGATAGAACTAATACTAATAATTAATATACTTGCTGCATTCGGGACCATTATATACGTAATGGCCCAAAATTCTAAGCAGCAAAAAGAGCTTGTAAGGGAAATTACCAAAGCGTTAACTGCACAAACACTAGAAGAATATGTTGAGACAATACCAGAAGATAACGAGGTGGAAGAGGAGCCAGAGCAAGACGAGTTAGAAGATGTTAATGAAACAGACGAAAAACTTCTGATTAGACAACTAAACAAAGAATATGAAACTATCAAAAATTAAAATCAAAAAAGTATCTCCAGATAAAGGATTAGTTGCATTTGCGTCTTGTGTTATTGATGACTCCTTGTATATTGGAAACATAGCGGTGTTTACAAGGCTAGGTGAAACAGAGCGTCTGCGATTAGTTTTCCCGGTCAAAGAAGCTGGACAAAATAAAATTTCAGTATTTTATCCGCTGACAGCAGAGTTATATTACTTGCTAGAGCAAGCAATTACAGATAAATATAAAGAGAATGATTAATTTGAAAAGTCTAAGAACATACGATGGTACTGGAAGAAATGCAGAGGCTATCCATTTCTTAGATAACTTATACAAGTCTACATCGGACATGTATTTAAAACAACACAAAGATTGGTATATTATAGACCGCTTCGTTAGAGGCGACCATTGGATTGTTTTTAATAAAACATTAAATAGAATCCAAACAATACCAGTAGCAAAGGGAGAAGTCAGACGTACAATAAACAAAATACGTTCGCAACTCCGTGGGATTAAAAACTTTGTTAAGAGAAGCCAACCAAGGTGGGAGGTTCATCCAAACAGTGCTAAAGATGAGGCATATAAAGAGGCAGAAGCAAAGAATAAAATTCTACAAAACATCTATAGAAAAAGACAAATAAAACAAAACCTCACAGATGTTATTGTTAATGGCCTTAAGTATTCGGCAGGATTTATTGAAGGTGGGATGATTAAAAAGGACGGGAAAGAACAGATTGACTTTTGGGTTAACAGCTCATACGATATCCTACCAGACCCATACTCACCAACAATAGAAGGCTGTAGATACATCTTTAAAACCTTTGTCAAACCAGTAGAGGCGATTAAGGGCAACAAAGATTACAAAGTTGAAGACGAGAATATCTCAGACAACAGAGAGGCCGCCGCAGATTATAAAAACATCTTAGAGCTAGAGAAATATAACAGAGAGGCCAACAAGAGTAACAAAGAACTAGAAACAGCGGTTGTTAAAGAACTCTGGATGAAGTGGGTGGAGGACGATGAGGTTAAAGTTAAAGTTATTACTTTCTGTGGGAATAATATTTTGAGAGTTTATATGCCAAAATATAGACGCTACCCAATTTTCTTATATACACCAGAAAGAAATGACGAATCAATCTTTAGCCAACCATGGATTAAGGATTTGATTACACTCAACAAGTCGCTAGATAAGACAGCATCACAAATAGAAGCGTATATACAACGTATGCTTGCTGGTAAATATCTTATCAAACAAGGAGTTGAAGTTTCAATGATTACAGACAAAGGTGCTGAAAAGATTTACTATAAAGGTAATGTTGCACCAAAACAAATGGACCTACAGCCATTGCCAGGGACACCATTCCAGTTCATGGGAAACATAGAAGGATGGATAGAAGAGCTTGGTGGAGTGAGAGAAGCTTCGCTAGGTAAGGCAACTGGTTCACTCCAATCTGGTAAGGGGATTGAGGCTCTACAATCAGCAGACGCTGGAACAGTAGCAGAGCCAATAGAGAACCTTGAGCTGATGTTGCAAGAAATGGGGACATTCATCCTAGAACTAATAGCAGACTACGGCATCGCTACAGAGGAAATTTCAGAAGGTAAAACAGATATTAAATATATCGGTTCAGCAGCAGAGAACAGACCAGAAGGTGCTATTGTTATTACTGGCGAAGACGAGGTAAAAGTCTCCATTGTTCCAGAGATATCATACAGCGAAGAGAATAAGAAGGAGTGGATTATGAGATTAGCAGAGGCTCAACTCATTGACCCAGAAACTTTAATGGAACAATTCAAGTTCACAAACATCGCTGATATAATGGGGAGGATGCAGAAGATGAAAGATGAGAAGTTCAAGGAAGATATGATGAAACAACGGGAGAGTCATCGAACAGACGGAAACGGTCCAGAAGATACAGCAGATTTGGCAGACCAAGAGAACATGCAAATGGCAGCAGGTCAGCAAGTGCCAGCAACCCCTAAAGCGTTGTGGACACCAGAACATTTACAACTTCATATGGCATTCATTTCTGAAAACAGAGATGCCTATGAACCTAACAAAGAATTATTTGACCAACATATAATGCAAGAAGAGCAATATGGCGGACAACAACAATAACAAACATGGCAAAGATTAACTTTAAGGGCTTCATGAAAGACATCAAAAAAGGTGTTTCTGGAGCAAAAGAGGCAACTGGTAATATTGTTAAAACAATGAAAACCAATAGAAAGTCTCGTGGAAACGTTGACAAAATTGTTGCAAAACGATTTGAGAAAGCAGGGATGTCCCAATCTCCTCAGAATGTGACCAAGTTTAAATTCGAGGTTAAAAAGGAAAAAAAGAAAAGAGGACTTTAAAATTTACATACGCAGAGCGTTTGGGGCTGCGTTACCAACCAACGTTAAATAACTAACAAATAGTATCACAATGGAAAATGAAAACAAGGTAGTACAAGAAGCTGCAGCAGCAGCCGTAGACCCTACCGCTACACCAACTGCAGAAGTAGTAACTTCGCCAGAAGTAAGAATGGACGCACAACCAGAGCCAGTGCAAAATAACAACGTAGACTTTTCTAAGACGCAAGAACAGATTGATAATCTGAACAAAGCACTTAGACAGGAGAGAGAATCTAAAAAAGAGTTAGAAGCAAGACTGAATCAAACGTTCGAAACACAGGAAAGACTCAAAGAAGCTCTCAACCCTAAGCAACCCGAGGTACAAGAGGTTTCTAATCTAACAGCTGAACAAGTTGAAGAAATGCTAGACAGGCGCGAGCAACAACGGCAAGAGGAACAGCAAAAGCAAACGCAAGTTGAAAAAATAAAACAAGAAGTAAAAACACTTGAGGAACAGTGGAACGGTGAAGCAGGAAAGCCAAGATATGACGATAAGAAGGTCTTGGATTGGCAAGAAGCTAACAACAAGTTACACTTATCACCAGGTGAGGCTTTTAACGAAATGAGTAGAGCAGAAATCATTGACTATGAAATCAAGCAAAGATTAAACAAGAAACCAGAAGTTCAGAACGTCGAAACCCCAGGAGGCTCTCCATCGAGAGAACCACAGGCGGTTAAACCAAAGAACACAGAAGACCTACGGAGTGCTATATTGGAAGCCATGTCGGCAAGTTCCGATGAAAATATAAACTAAAACTCTACGAGTCACGTTCATTAAGTACGGATTCGCAGGGATAAAAATAAATGTCACAATCCGTAACAAATATGGCTGGTGCAGCACTTAGAGTCTATGACGAAGTGGTTCACGAGCAAGTATTTACAAAGAATGTTCTATTCATGAATATTCTAAAAAACGTCGCACACGATACAGGTGCAGTTAGCATAGCAGGCGAATCAGCAATTGGTGGTGGTGGTAAAATGATAACCGTCCACTATGGTCGTAAATATGTTGCGACCCGCAGAAAGTAATTTCTTTGACAATTAAACTAACTAAATGCGGGAAACTCCTTAGAGCCTTTGGTACCAAAGTGTAAAAACCCAAAGGATTGGACAATCCGCAGAAAAGATTTCTATGAAAGAAAACAAATATCTCGCGTATTTAACTGGGGTGTATCTTTCAGACGGAAGCTGTTTTAAGCAAAATAGAGGATATGTTTTTAAACTATCATCCATTGACATGGATTATATAAACTATACAAATAAATGTATAGATAATTTAATCGGTAAAACAGGATCCGTTTATGAAAGTAAACCGACAGGATACGGGAAGAAAAATATGTTCACAATTCGCATATACGAAAAAGAATTGTTCGAGTATTTAACAATACAAACAGAAAATAAAACAAAGATACCAACTTGGATTTTGAATGGTAAGGAAAGCATTAAAAAAGAATTTATTGCTGGAATGGTAGATGGAGATGGTTGGGCTGTTTTTAACGTATCTGGTACTGGTAGAGGATTAAATTGGCAAATAGGATTGAGTGGGTCTGAAATAATGATGAATAATATTTCTAGGCTATGCAACAAGATGCAACTCAAGAATTGGGGTCCAACAAAAATCAAAGCTAGTAAAAATACGTATAGACTATTTTTCGACACATTAGACTTTATTAAATTAAAGATAAGATTACGGATAGAAAGGAAAATGGCTAAAATAAATTTCATTAGAAAAATTCTCAACGACTACATGTTAGTCTCCAAGACGAATCCTAAAAGGATTAAAGATATTCTTGGATGAAGATATAGTCTCAACTTCTACGGAAACGTAGAGATAAGATATTGAACACAGGATCAGCCGCTGGTTCTGAAACATTGACCCTTCCAACAGCTGGGCAACAAGCTTACGTACAAGCTAACATCCCAATGAAATACAACTTTCACCAAATCTCTCTTACAGACGTTGTTCTACAAGGTTCAAAACGTTCTAAAGAGTTCTTGGTAAACGTTCTTGAATCAGAATATGATGGAGCTAAGAACGATATGCAACGCCAACTTAGTCGTCAAGGGTATGGTATTAAAAGGCTTTTCACCAAGTTACTGATTCCATCGTTTGCCCTATAAACAAACAAACAAAATTATCACTGATAAGGGGAATCCTGAAATTGGCAACCCCTAGCAAGCACATTACAATTTATTTCGGTTTTATAACATTAGGATTATGAAACAAACAAAAGCAATAAAGTTAGCATATTTAGCAGGCTTTATAGACGGAGAGGGATGTATAATGGTAGCAAAAAGAAATCCACGCACAGACAAGAACGGAAGGAGAAGGACAAGCGTTAGCTATTCAGTGTTGTTAACCGTTTCGCAACGAGACGGTGCAATAATGGATTGGCTAACTGGGAACTTTGGAGGTACGGTGCAATGGAAAGACAAGAAAGATTATCCTTGCTATGTGTGGAACATAACGCATAAAAAAGCGTCTGCTGTCCTGAAGGACGTCCTCCCGTTCCTAAAGTATAAAAGAGACCAAGCCCTTCTAGCTATAAATTTGCAAAATAGATTACAAAAAACTCTTAGAGACGCAGACGGCAAAGCATTGCCGCTGACAGAGAATGAGATAAATATAAGAGAAAAGATTTATCTCAGATGCAGAGAATTAAAACATGTTTATAAAGAGTCAAAATACCGAAATAAATTAGACAATGGTGCAGCTGTAACGACTAAGTGTGATAACCTAGAAATAGGAAGCGATAGTCTGACCTCACAGGAAAAACAACTGTGAGATACTAACAGAAATGATTAGTATATCTCATGTGAGATAATAACAAACTGGGTACTGGTGAAATCGCTAAAGTTAACGGCGATCCTACCACTGGAACAACTATTGAACTCGATAACCCAATGGTTGGAAAAGACGCTACAGATTACATCGAAATTGGAAACGTTATCAGATTCGGTGCAACAGCTAGCACAATCGCAACAGTAGCTTCAATCACAGATGGTGATACATTTGAAATTGACGCAGCAGTAGCAGCAATCGCAGATAATGACGCAATTTATATCGCTCAATCTGCAACACAGTCTAACAAGGATTACGAAATCATGGGACTTAAAGGTCTTATCGATGACGGAACCAACGTAGCTTCTCTTCAAGGGCTAGCAAGAGCTACATATATTTGGTGGAAATCTTATGTTAATGACAACACAACCCAACGTTCATTGACAGATGCTTTACTACACGATACGTGGATTCAAGCTCAGAAGAAAGGTGATACTAAGTACATTCTAACTTCTTGGGACGTTCAAAGCGCATACGGTCAACTACTTACTCCAGACAGACGTTACACAAACGGTGATATGAAACTTAACGGTGGATTCACTGGTGTAGACTTCAACGGAATTCCTATGGTAGCTGATTATGACGCTCCATATGATGAAGCTTTCTTCATCGACCCTTCAACCCTTTCGATTGAAGACATCGCTCCTATTTCTTTCTTGAAAGAGGACGGTTCAATCCTTGACAGAAGTGCAACAACTCCTGCTTGGAATGCAACTCTACGTTATTATTCTAACCTTTGTATTAAGGCTCCGAACAAAAATGCTAGACTAGCCGATGTCATTAAATAGATTTTAGGTTAAGGCTAGGGGAGTGTCCTTCGGGATGCTCCCCGACCAACATAAAGTCAAGTATCCCATAACGCTGGATGGGGGAAAACTATTAATTGACTATTAAAATTAAACAGCTTAAACAAAATGATTAAAGGAAGAAACATAGATGGTGATGTAATGTCAGTCAAGTCTAACACAATTTTTGACCTATCTGGTGCTGCAGAATCTGAAATAATGCTTTTTAACGCAAAGAGTGATATCAGAATTAACAGTATTTCACTTTTTTACAATGAGGCTACATCCGCAGACGCTGGAGTTGCAATCAACTTCGGAAACGTTGCATCAGCAACAACCTTCGGAACAACTACCTCTGAATTATCTAAAGCAATTGGATATGTTAAAACAATAGACGGAGCAGAACTAACAACAGATATCATAACAAAAGGGACTATCTTTACAGTAGCTAACGCTGGTGGAAAAGTCGGGACTGGAACATTTATCGCATCTGTCAACTATACAGTTTTATAAATAGTATTGTATAATTAGTTATACTTAAAGCAAACACACATGAAAATAGAAAATAAAGGGGAAGCCTTTGAAATTAGATATGATTCAAAAGACTTGACAGTTCCTAAAGGTGAAATGGATGTCGCAAACGAAGGATTCGCTACTCATATTCTTAAAAAGGCAAGAGATTGGGGTCTTAATGTTATTAAAATAGGACAAACAGATACAAGAGCCATCCAACCAATAGAGCCAATCAAAACGATTGTTGAAGAAAAACAAGTTGAAACAGAAGTAAAGGCTGAAGTTAAAAAACCCGCAAAGAAATAAATCAAATGGAAAAAGTATTAAAGCAATACGATAAGTTGCTCACATTTAAAAAGAACCTAGATGGTTCGGTAGACATATTAAGAAAGAGTCCGTTTGACGCCCAGAAGACACACGTTCTCTTTACTATTAAGAACCAACGTGTTGGGAGCGCCAAATGGGTTCTTAAACGCCTAATCAGCATGGACACCACAAGGCACGACCTTGTTGGGAACGCCATGAGAAAGAATTGGGCGATAAGAAATAGGAAAGACCCACGGAACATGCATGAAGACCTAGCGGAATTTATGATAAGCGGTGGCTCTACCTTCATTAATTAAAAAAAAATGGGACAAAGATTATATCAAACTCATGTACTGTTAAGCGCAGCTAGCGAGACTACTACTGGAACAACGATAGACGTTAGGGATTACGACACAGTTATGCTTAGCTTCGCAACAGACGGAGGAGGAAATGCAGCACTTACAGCCTTGGTTCAGGGAGCTATTTCAATTACACCCCCAGACTTTAGTGCAGCTCAATCTGCTAGCAACATGTGGGCTTATGTAGAGACAATAGACACATACAACGGTGACCTGAAAGACGGAAACGTTGGGTTCGCTGTTGTAGGAGCAGACGCATATAAAATATTTGAGGTTAACACAGAGGGATTAACATTCCTAACCGTGAGTATTTTAGCTTACACAGCTGGTGAGCTCACAGTTGTAGCATCATCATTCGAATAAAGAAACTTTTATGGCTAAACAAGTAAGAAGATTCCCTGTTAAACAAACAAAGAACGGAACAGAATCATTGGAGCTTTTAGCAACAATAAGTAGCTTTAAAGCAGAACTATCTAAAATAAAAAAAGAAATAAAAGAAGAGAACAAAACACTCAAGGATGTAACAAGAATTACAGAACAGAAAGCATACGAATGTAACGACATCTTTGAAAAACTCAGCGATGCAGAAGCACAATATGAGGCAGAAAATCAGCGCGTATTAGATATGATAGAAAAGCAGGAGAAACTAGACGCCGCGATTGACAATAAGACTGGAGAGTTACTCGGCGTAATAAAGGAACTTGCAACAGCTAAGAAAAACAGAGACAGCTTTATTAGGACTTCAGAAAATAATAAACAGGAAGTTATAGCCGCAATGCAGGCAGCAGCAAATGAATTCAGACTCGATATAGAAGAAGAAATTTCTTCCAAGCAAATGGAAGCGATAACACTAGAAGAAAAGGTGATTGCACTAGCTAAAGAAAAGACAGCAAAAGAGGGAGAACTTAATAAGCTAGAGGATAGAAAAGGACAATTGCTGTATGAAATAGAAATGCTCGAAGAGACCCTAGAGGTGGCAATAGCTGTTAAAACAAAAAAGATTAAAGCAGCAGAGTTGGACGCGCTTGGGGCTTACAAATACGCCCAAGAGATGCTTAAAGAAGAATCCGCAAGACTTGAAGAGTTAACCGCAGTTATTGCCAAAGCGAGGAAGGAAGCAGTTGTGGCGTTAGACGAAGCAGCCGAGGCGAAAGACAGACTTACAATACTTACTTTAGAACAAGAGAAAAGCAAAGATAAATACTCAAAAGAGCTAGAGCACCTTCGCAAACAACACGCGATAGCACAGAAAGACCTTAACGAAGTCAGGTCACAAAAATTCTCAATCATTAAAGGCAAAAAGGATCTAGGTTTGCTCTATAACCACATTAAAGGACTGTATGATGACGCTGGGATAACTATGCCTAAAATAGATATAAAAGAATGACACGAACAAGCTCACAAATAGGACTAACAAACGAAATAGGGAACCAGATTAACCCGTCAACAGAAGATAAACAAGACGCTGTTATTTCTAATCAAACAAACGGCACCCAAAAAACACAAATAGTTAATGGAACTGGTAACGTTGTCGCTGTTAAATATAACATCAACACAACAAACAACGAGCTTCTTGTTAATCTTGAAGGACACCAGTGTTTGCAAAACACTGCTACGACTCTTTTAGGGGCAGACGAGGTTTTCACTGGCAGTGGGTGGCAAGACACTCTAGACTATGGAGTGCTTAGTGTTAACGTATCGGCAGACCAGGCAAGCGCAACAGACGGGCTAGAGGTTCAATGGAGTAACGATGGGATAACCGCATGCGAGTATGATAAATTCACGATACTCGCAGATGCGACAAAAACCTTTACATTCGGACCAGCAGAAAGATACTATCGTATAGTTTATACTAACGGTCCGATAGCACAAACGAGATTCAATTTGACATCTCTTCTAAGACGCTGTTACGTCAAACCAAGTTCTCATAGAACGAGTGATGCCATTGTTGGCGAAGACGATGCAGAGTTGGTTAAGGCAACCATAACAGGAGAAGACGACAATGGGGTTTTCCAGAATGTAAAGACAGATTTCGATAAACTGCTTAGAGTTAATGCTCCTCCGTATACATACTCAATCGCGAAAGGGGCAATTGCTGGACATGACTCTTTATTGAAATTCGGCACAAGAACAGCAATTTTAGCGGCGATACAGAGCACAGTTTGGGAGGGGCCAACAGATAGATATATCTATATGGACACCGCACAACAGTTGAAGATATCTAGCACGTCTGCAAACGACACTGTAGGAGGCACTGGTATAAGGACATTAACACTGGAGGGACTGGACGCCAACCTAAACAGAATCTCTGAGACTGTGAACATGGCTGGCCTAACTATAGTGACAACTGCCAACAGCTATCTTAGAATCTATCGAGCATATGGGACGACATGCGGGACGACTTACGCCAACGAAGGGTTGATTACGGTTACAAATAATGCAGGGACAACAACACAACTGGTGATTACGATTGGTGATTCACAAACCTTAATGACAACCTGGACTGTTCCGGCTGGTAAAGATGCTTACATTATAGGGATGGAGGCATCGACTAATTCTAATAAGGGAGCAAGAATATCTCTGTTCACAAGACAACTTGACGGTGGAATTCTCTATCCATGGAGGATAAGGAATAGGTCCTATTTGTTTAGTGGAAGCGAACAATTTCGATTCCAAGTTCCAATAAAAATATCAGAAAAAACAGACATAGAGACAAGATTTAATACACCAACTTCCGCTGGGACAACAAGCGGTGGGGCCACATTCGAATTGTGGTATGAGGACAATTAATAAAACTATGAAAATATACGACAAATTTATTCAGCTAGGGATGGGAGAGCAAACAAAAAATAGTTTCGACAGTTCGACACTTGTTAAGATTACGAAGGGTGCATTAATTGCAGGTACTGGCGCCGCTGCACTATACGGGCTAGACTACTTAGGTGGAGTAGATTTTACCAATACAAACGTGGCCGCATTAGTAGCTTTTATGGTTCCATTTTTAATTAACGTAATAAAAGAATATTTAAAAGGAAACTAAAATGGATACGCCGATTACAAGAGAAGCATTAGAACGGTCACAGGGCGATTGCTACAAAACAAACATAAAACCAATTATGAACGAAATTAAAGAACTCAAGGCTGACATAAAAGACCTTGGTAAAGATTTCGGCGATTTCAAAATAGAGCTAAAGGAGATAGTGGCGAGGATGCCGTATCAGATACACGAACATGTTATGATTGAAGCCGACAAGAAGTATGCGACAAAGCTCACACAAAAGATTGTGTTCGGCATTGTGGGGATTATCCTTAGCGCGGTTTTTGGAGGGATAGTAGCTCTTGTGGTTATCTAGGATAATAATTTTAAAAACTTAATATAGAAGATGTATGAAAATTAGGAAAGCGGTATTACTACCAGATATTCATTACCCAGAGCACGCTCCAGGGTCAATAGATTTAGTTAAGAAGTTCATCAAGGACTTCAACCCAGACGAGGTTATTTATACAGGCGATAACTTAGATATGGGGGTAATTTCACACTGGAATAAAGACAAAAAACGTAAGATAGAACTGAAAAGACTTAAGCAAGATTATATAGGATTCAACAAAGATATACTTGAACCAATAGAAAAGTTAGTAGGCAAAAAAACAAAGTTTGTCTGGCTAAACGGAAATCACGAAGATTGGGCAGAGCAGTATATTGATAAGAATCCAGAACTTGAAGGAATCATAGAACCAGAGATTTGCTTAGGATTAGAAGATAGGGGATATGAAATTGTTCGTTATAATAAAATATATAAATTGGGGAAGCTTAATATAATACATGGCTATTATCATAACAAATACCACGCCGACAAGACACTTGGTGCCTTCGAGGAGAGCGTGTGTTATGGCCACATGCATAGTCCGCAAATGCAATCTAAAACAAAGCGAATGGATTCAAACGATTTCCACGCTGCCTACGGATTGCCTTGCTTGTGTGACTTGGCCCCAGACTTCATGAAAAATAGACCAAGTGCGTGGATAAACGGATTTGGAGTTGTCTATATAATGCCTGATGGGAGTTTCAACTTATACCCTATCTTGATTATAAATAATAAGTTTATTTTTAACAACACGGTGTATGAATCAACTAAGAAGACAACAATGTGAGGTGTTCAGCAGGGTCAATGGATACATGAGACCAGTGACGAGCTGGAACGACGCTAAAAGAGCAGAATTTTCCGATAGGAAAACATTTAATATACAAAATAAAAATAAAAAGTAATCGATAGCGGGGGGGGCGCAAGAGCTCCTCCCAATTAAAAGGGTTGTTCTTTAAACAAAAGCATCATTTACAGAGGAGGAGTCTAGATGAACAAACACGACAAGAGGAAAAAGAAACGGAGAGAGAAGAAGCATAAAGAAAGAAACACAGAGAATACACCGAAAAAGTACAAGCCGATAGACGATATCGCTAAGCAGTTCGCAGAAATCATGATGAAGATTGGGGAGGCAGATAAAAGAGCAGTCGCTCACCTTAAGTACAAAAAGTTCTTTTGCAGTATATGCAAGCAACACTTCTGCTACAATGAGCTTGGGAAAGAGGAGTTCTGTAGTACCTGCTTCCTTATGGAGCACAAAGCTAAGAAGTGTTCAGACGGAATGTTTTTTACTGGATGTTCAATCGAACCAGCAGGCGCTAGAGTCTGCAAGGAGTGTTCAAAATGATGGATGCACTTATAATCGAGATGATGCTAAAAAATAAAGCACCATATCCATGTGAGAAGAAAAAGGAAGAGTTCTTTGTCAGGGTTTGTATCGTTTGCGTAGAATCAAAAGGGACCGAGCATAAAGACGAGTGTGTCTACGGATGCAAGCTCGGGGAAGACGACAGGGTGTGTATTTTTTCAGACAGTAGCGGTTACGTTACAATTTGTAGCGAGTACAACCATTGCCTAGTTAGAAAAACAAAGCACGACCCGAAAACAGAGACACATGGCTATTGCCAAGATTGTCTTACAAAGAGAATCAAAAAATAAAATCCTCAACAAGAGGTGGGAGAGAAATCTCCCAAATTTATAACATTACAATTTATATATGAGAAACACTGGACTAATAATCGAAAAGGACATCACCGACTGGATATTCTTAGGGTCAGATACGAAACACGATAATGTAGTCGTAAGAGAAGATGGAATTTGGACGATGTATAAGACAGTGAATGAGAAGCAATTTAATTCGCTTTTCGACACCTGGAATTGTGTAGCTTTCAGCGCTAACAACGCTTTAGAGGTATATGGTAAGTATCTACTTACTGAGCATAAAATCAGCACCAGGGGGCTCCTGTGGCTTCAGGAGAAGGGCTACATAGTAGATGGTGAAATAAACTTCAGCGATAGGTTCACTGGAGCTATGGCTGGGACAAAGGTTGGGATTGGGAATAGTGCGAGTGTCGTTGCTAATTCAATCCATAAGAACGGACTAGTACCAGAATCGCTGTATCCCTTCGGCCCCAACATGGGAGAAGACGAATACTACCAGGACCCACCGCAAGATATGAAAGACCTTGGGCTAGAGTTTAAAGAAAGATTCAACGTAGCGTTCGAGGCTGTCAAGATGACCAACATAGACGAAGCTTTGAAATATGCACCAATACAGGTATTTGTTAATGCTTGGTATAAAGATAACAATGGATTATATTATAACCCTAGTGAAAAAATAAATCACGCCACACTGAGACTGAGAAGCGTAACAAAACAAATATTTGACCACTACGACCCATTTATTAAGTCGCTAGTCCTGAGCTATAAATATGGCTCATATGGATTTAAGTTTACATTAGAAGAAAAAATAAATATGATAAACGTAGAAGATTTTGTCAAAATAAACGACCTACTCTTTATAAGAAACGAGAAGACTGGTCAGTTCGGACGAATAATGCAGGGGAAACTGAAGATCGTGGAGTCAGAAGACAGAGGAACACTAATGCTCCTAGATGACGCAGTAAGGAAGAATGGTCGTGGGATAACAGACGAGGAATGGGATGCATTACCTCAAGAGAAATTTTAAGAATAAATAAAATGGATAAAAGGACAGAGAAACGCATCAAGCGTAGACAGATTATAATAAGATTTGTTAATAAGTACCTTAAGAAAAATATTAGCTTTACAATCAAAGACAGGAACGGGGCAACCCACCGTGTCTCATAATTAATCAAAATAATAAATAACACAAATGGCCACATTCACAAAAATTCATGACTTCGTTGAGGCTGTAGCAGAAGGCAAACACAACCTTGGCACAGACCAACTAGCAGTAGCCTTGTCTAACACCGCCCCTGGCAGTGAAACAAGCGACCCAACAGCAGACGGTAACGGAGTTCTAGCTAACGTAACACAAATAGCTTACACAAATCTTTCTTCGAGAAATATAATAACAAGTACATCCGCACAAACAGCTGGAACATACAAACTAACTCTATCAGACTTAATCCTGACTGCAAGCGGAGCAGTAGCAACATTTAGATATGTATACATATATAATGACACAGCCACTAACGATGAACTAATTGCAGTCTTCGACTACGGTTCAGCAGTAACAATGGCAGCCACAGAAACATTTAAACTAGACTTCGATGACGCAAACGGATTACTAACTATAGCTTAAACATGATCGAATTAATAAACAAACGTAGTTACAACGCCAAGACTTTCAAAAAGATAGAGCTTGACGAAAATGGCAACCCGATACTCGATGAGAACGGGGAGGTTGTTCCTGTTTTGGATAACGGGAAACAGGTTTATGTTACCATTCCCCACACAGGCCATATCCACTACAGCGGAACAGATAACGTTCTAAAAGACGTTGACTTCACCCTAGAAGACAAAGGCGCCTACTGGCAAATGGTCAAGGCTTCTTACAAAATCTTTATCGCCAAAGACTTTGGAGCTAATAAACTGATTAAATTTCAAAACAGATATAGGGGAGCCAATCACGAAATAATTTACGAACCTAGAATGTTGGCCTGGGTAAACAAAACCGACCTATCAGATTTTTCCGTATTTAGAAACCAGCAATCAGTCCAGGGCTATATCACTGACGAGGGGAATGTAATCAGATACGATAACGCTTTTGGCAATGGACTGCACTTTAAAATAACTTTGCTTAGTTCAGGCTTCAAAAAAGAAATTGTTATTGAAGCTAAAAACAAACTAGAATTACCGCCGACTTCCAACCATAAGCTAGTGACTTTATTTGAATATTCAGGCACAGGCTTAAAAGTAAAAGCTAACGATAAACTAAGACAATGGACAAGCGGTAATTACTTTGAAGAAACAGGTGGCTTTAGAATACAAGAAGAAACTAACGAGGCTTCCCAATCTTTTATCCAACCAGCCTACATCATTGATGACGGAGCGGAAACACCAACCCAAGAGAACATCAAAGTTTTTTGGAAGCAACATAACGGTAAACTTTTTCAAGCCAAAGTACTGCCAACCCAGTTTTTGAAAAATGCGGTTTATCCTGTTAGGGCGGATACGGTGACGAGCTTTTACCCAGGTAGTGACGAATCTTTAACGTCATCTGCATCGTCTTGGAGTTCAACAAGAGATGCTACAACAGCTACAGTAAGAACTGGGACTAGTTCTTATGTGTTTACTTTCAAAAGTACTGTAAGTTATTATTGCGAAAGATATTTTTCTACAATAAATACAAGCGGATTAACCGCTGGAGCTTCAATATTAGGTGCAAGTTACGTAGTGTTAGGTATAAACAAAACTGGCACAGGTTCAAGGTCATATAACATATACGATTCTAATCATTCTGATACTGTACAAGCAAGTGATTTTGATTTATGTGGTTCTACCGCTTGGGCAACGGCAATAACACAGTCAGCCTTCTCTGGTTCTGGTATTAACACTTGGACATTAAATGCTACAGGTTTAGCTGGAATAAACAAAACGGGTAATACAAAATTATGTATTAGAGAAGTCTTAAAAGATGTAGCCAATTCAGCTCCAACTGATGATAATCAATATGTTGGATTTAGTAATATAGAATCCGCTAATGACCCCTACCTAGAAATAACCTATACCGAGGGGGACACATATGAACTCCTAGCAGATAACGGGACATTCTCACTTACTGGCAAGGCGATAGTAGCCGCATTTAACAGAGTCTTAGCAGCCGTAAAAGGAGCATTCGTACTTACTGGGAACGCGATAATAACAGCCTTCAATCGTGTGGTGCAGATTGCAAGGGGAACATTCGAATCCGTAGGTTACGTCGTAGCGCTAGCATATAGTGGAGACTTCACATATATAATTTTAATGGCTAAAGATAGTTTTGCGCTGACGGCCAACACAATAGTGTTGGCTCAAAATAAAGTTATATCATTGGCAAATGAGATATTCGTGTCCACTGGTCTTGCCGTTGGTTTGGCTAGAGGAAGGAACTTGATTGCAGATAACGGAGCGTATATACTTACTGGTATAAACACAATTCTCGCCAAGATGTATACGCTGACTATAGTTAAAGGAGTATTCGCATTGACTGGAAACTTGGTGGACCTTATAACTGCTATAACATTTGAAACACTCAAACCAAAAATAATCAAATTTAAAGAAGCCACACTCCCAAAGATAACTAGATTAAAGGATAAGCTAACACCTAAAATATTTAAATAAATGGCAACACAACCTAATAATAATTCAATCAAAGTCGCCAACCCTCCGATAGAAGATAGCGCAAAAACGTATCTAACGCAAGATATAGCTGTTGGGGAAACAACAATCCCAGTTGCATCTATTTCTGGGTTCCCAGGAACAACGAGCGATGACTTCTATGTTCTGCTTGGAGTCTATGGAGACGAGAAGGCTGAAATAAAGCTGATAGACGCTTCCGCTACATCTGGAAAAACATTGACCATAGCGGCGACAACTAGCTCCCACGAAGCATCAGACCCAGTAACGGTTATAAGATACAACCAGGTACAGGTCTTTGGTCTTACTGGCGCAGATGCAACAGTATACACATTAATAGACACGATAGACATAGACCCAACGAAACAATTTACTGAGTATGTTTATACTGGAACAACCTATAGTTACTTTGCAACAGCTTATTACAAATCTGCCACAGACGAGCTTTCTGGTTATTCAGAAACAATAGGCAGCACAAGTTTCACTAGACGTTCAACAGAACGCATAATCAAATCTGCTGCAAGAAAAGCACTAACAACAATAGATGAAAACCAGAACTCAAGACTTAGCTGGGATATAGCATTGGAGATATTGCAAGACGGACTAGATGAGATTGGGGCAAGAAAAAAGAGATGGCCATTCTGGTATGAGATAGCAACAGGCACACAAACAGTGGCAGACCAGAATTATATCACATCCCCGACAGATTTAACACAACTAGTTAGAATTAAAGTTGACGGATATCAACTGGACTTATTTACACAACATGACTACAACAGATACACAGAAGGTGTAAACTCAACTGGACAACCTTCTCACTTCGCTATATTTGGTAATAAATATTATCTATACCCAACACCGATGGCAGCGTATGATGTAGAGTTCACATACTACAAAGTTCCAGATGTTATCAGCAATATGTCTACAGAGATAGCGATACCATTGGTACCAGTTTTAATTTATTATTGCGGAAGTCAGTTCGCATACATTAGAGGAAACGACAAAAAAGGAGACAGCTTATACCAAATGTATGTTAGACTATTAGAAGAGCAAGTAGAAGAATACAGTGGTCCAGCGCAGGACGGGATTGCAGAGTATATAGAAAGAACAAGCACGCTTGACGACGAAACATTCGCAGGCTTAGCAGTATAACTATGGCAAATGAACTAACATCAATCCGATACACTAACTTCGACGGACTTTTGAATTCCGACACATCGGACTTCCTGATGGGGCAAGATGAACTTAAGGCCGTTAAGAATGTATGGACATACACACTTGGTAGACTTGAAAAGGTTCCAGGTTATCAAAAGGCAGCAGCAACAGTTGTTGTTTCGAGTGAAGATGTGGATTATCTCCATTGGTACTTTGATACAACATCCAAAACGGACTATTTGTTCGCAGTATCAGACACTGGGAGTAATTTAACATTACGCTACATCGCACCAGATGCAACATCTCCTATAACAGTCTGGACAACTGTAGGCAGCATTTTAACTTCTTGGGATACATATGCTGGGAGCAATGTAGATATGGAGAATTATTTAGGCAGAACATTTGTTGTTGGCCATAAAACAGGAACGACCTACTTGCCATCAGCGACCGTTAAAGGAACGACATTTAGTACAACGGATACAAGCTTAACGGATATGCCACAAGCTAAATATGTTGTTAGGTATAGAGATTTACTCTATGTCGGACACACGAAAGTTGGCGCAGACGTATACCCATCTCGGGTTTATTATTCAGATGAACCAACAGATAGAGAAATAGGGTGGAAAAACACATTAACACAATTTGTTGAGTTCGGCTACGATGACGGGGACGAAATAACTGGGATGGCAGAAGCACTAGATAGACTAATTGTTTTCAAAGAGAGGTCTATGTGGAAGTATGATGAATCCGAAAGAAAGAAGATAGCAGACTTTGGATGTGACAGCTACAAATCAATAATCAAGGTTAACAACATCCTTTATTGGTTTAATAGATTCGGATTTTGGAGATGGCGTGGGGCTGAACCAGAATTAATATCAGCTAAAGCACAAAGTTACATAGACGCAATAGACCAAGCTAAACTTAATGAGGTAGTAGCAACAAAATACAATGGCTTCGAATACAGAGCATTTATCGGAGACGTAACGGTAGACGGATACACATATCAGAACGCATGGTTCTGTTGGGATACAAGACGAGAGACTTGCTATATTAGATGTACTTTTAATGAAGTTAAGTCAGCAGCAGAGTTTAAGCAAGGTTCCAAGGTAAGAGCATACTTCGGGGACAACGCCGGATATGTATACAACTTTGCAACAAAGGTTGACAAATTGTTCGCAGATGACGGGAACGAGATAGATTCATTCTTCGTTACACAAGCGTACGACTATGGTGTACCTGAAGATGTCAAGTTCGTTAACCATATGACAACTTTTGCCACACACGCAGAAGGGCTCAAATGCGCGATAGACGTCAACAAAAACAGATCATTCAACGAAACGAACATAGCACAACTTGACAAAAATATAGGACACGCAGACATAACTTCATCTGGGAACAGATACAGTTATAAATTTTACGAAAAGAGCGACAATAAATCTTTCGAGTTCGAAGGATTCACAATCGCTACAAAGATAAAAGAACACGAACTATGAGTTATTTAGACCTCGGGTACAATTCAAGATTGTCTAGAACAAGTGACAGTGAAATAAATATCACAGATGCTAATGTAGACGCTATAGTTGAGGCTGGAGCAATCGGTTACCAGCAATCATCTCTTAACGTAATTTCTGGGAAACAGACTCTTCGGTCTTCTAATTTTGTAGGGGGACAAACTGGTTGGATTATAAGAGGCGACGGGACAGCAGAATTCCAAAGTCTTGCATCTAAAGCATTTGTTAAGGTATACTCGCAAGATGATGCCCCGACAGAAGACCTAAATATTGGAGACATATGGTATGACACAAACGATGGCAATAAAAGATATGTCTGGAATGGCACTGCGTGGGTCATAGATACAACAGAGGCTAATTGGTCTGAGGTTATAGATGATAACGGTGCTAAGCCAGAGGACAACGCAACACTTGGAGCAGATTGGGCTGTTGACCTTACAAATATACCAGAAAGCGCGACAGCATCATATATAACATCAACAAAAATTACATCAACATCAATTGAGTCTCCAACAATTACTGGTGGAACACTACAAACAGCTGTTAGTGGAGTTAGAACTGTTATAACTGGGAACGATATAGATCTTTATTCAAACAACACAACAGACGCATTCCCAGTACTAGGGTTTAATACAGACGGGACAACTAACAAGGGCTGGGGCGTGTTTTATACAGCATACGGTGGTGGTGGATGGACAGCTGGCGACTTAAATATCCTTCCAGACAGTGGCAACGATAGCGACCGAGTTAGATTTGGGCTAGCAACACAACCATGTAATGTGGTTATTCATGGGGATTTGGCGCTCGGGACTTTGTCTGGAAATCTAATTCCTGGAAACGCAAGTCAAAACATTGGTGGTAGCAGCAACTACTGGGGAGATGTCTACTGTGACGGTATTTCTATGACTGGAAACCTCGTGACGCAGGAGAACATACAGCCAATACCAGCATATACAGGGAGTGTTGGTGTGGCAAGCTATCCTTTCTCAACAATGTACGCCACAACGTACTATTTCGACAGGAGCGGATATTCTGAGAAATATATTCAAATGTCAGCAGACGGGACATCTATCGACTGCAACCACACGTTTTATGCAAGCAAACTTAAATTACCAGTAGGAAGTAATCTTTACTAATATGGCATCTATAGAAGCTTTTATCGCTAAGGGAGTAAGGCGTTACCCAGACTACGACCAGGTGACAGGGATACCTTTAGAGTGGTACGGACACAGTTTTAATCCCCCAGACTATAATGGAGTTCTTTCTATCGCAACATACGGGGCACAAAGACCAACGGCAGAAGACGAAATGACCTCTGTTAATATGGCGCCACTATACCCAGGGACAGAGGTTTCATTGGGTAACATGACAGTCCTTGGGCCGTATACTCCACCAGCGACTGGCACAAGAGCATACATCCGTTGGGTACAAGGGAACCTCCCTTATTTAATAGGAGAGTACCAATGGAGCCCACCAGCCATATCAGCAGGAGGCTGGTACACAGATTTCTTTGCCATAGGTTACAAGCCAGACAGCCTCCCTGGAGATGTGAAAGAAATTTATCAAGACGCCTATACAGCAGGGGACGAATATGAGTGTCAGTTTAGAATTTATGAAAACGGTGGAGCGACACAACTTGTTGTAAAAACTCTTGCAGTGTTCAGCGTGAATACAAGCAAACATACACTTAGAACTCCTGGCATGATATGGGTAGAGGGAGCTAACATAAATTTCATTTCGACTTATGGGTGGGAGCATATAATAAAACACGACGGGGTTGTATACGACACTGGGATATCAGCTACTGGAGCAATCTGGGTCCCATCGAGCTCATCCGTCACGTATCTTGAATATATAGATAGCAGCGGTAATAAACGCAGAACACATAACGGTGATATCTTGGACTCCTGGATCCCGACTGGTGATGGAGTTGGCTCTACTGGACATACACCTGGTCACATATGGACAGAGTCGGGCTTTAATAGCCACGCCCTAATGTTTATAAATTATAGCGGCACACAAGTTAGAATTTCTAACGGAGATATAAATAGTAATAGATATTAATATGGGAATAAAATCTAAAAAAGTATACAACACAAAAGAAGAACCAATCGACACTTACACAAAAGTTGTGGATGTCCAATATACACCCAGACACGGGATGGCTGGAACGGATGTTCCAAAGTTCATGAAGAAAATAGAATATGAGGTATATAAAGAAAAAGGAGGAGAACTGTTATATCGTGGGGCTAGCGTGACAGAGTGTGAAGATGACCTAGATAGAATATACTCAGAAGCATATAATAATTTAAAACAACTTGACTCGTTCGTCGAGCCAACAGACCAATAACATTATGAGCAACAAAACAGAAGAAGCAGAAAAACTACCTAAGCCTAGACAAATCTTAATTGAAACAGACGGGAACAACTTCAAAGTAATCAAAGCAGAAGTGGCAGGGACACTTGAATTCGTTGGAATTCTAGAGTCAATTTTAAAACAAATTAAAAAATAACGGATAAAGCTGGGCATATCTAATCATTCTATTTCTAGCAAGAGGACTAAACTTATTAAATAATAACAAATATGGCACTTTATATTAATCCAAGCACTGGTAAAATGGTATCGGCAAACAAACCACCATCTGGCTTTGTGCTTTTAGACACATACACACCAGGTGGGCAAGTAGCACAGCCAACAGCTCAGCGACCAACAACACAGCAATCAGCGCAGACTAGTAAAGCGCCAACACCACCAAGCAGGGCTGATACAAAAACATCTAGAGCAGATGTTGTTGCAAACTTTAATAAATACGTTGGTAGAAATCCAGTCAATGATGAAGACTGGGCGAACGTATATAACTTGATGACTAAGGCGCCAACAGAGGTTGAGGCTTTGTTATCGAAAAATGCGACTAGTACCACCACTAACAGAACAGGGATAGACCCAATGAAGGTTGCACAAAAACTGGGGTTCACAGCAGGTGATTTCGCGAATGACCCTAATTTTAATACATACTGGTCTGGGAAGAGTGAAGCCGAGTTAGCAGAAGCCCTTAAAAGCAGAGGAGACTTCGACCAAAACCTTGGCAGAAAAAGAACACCAGCTGAAATGGAGGCTTTCAATAGCACACAGGCATATTTAGATGAGCTCGGCTTGACTGGAGACAGAAGAGCAATAGCAGAAGGTGCAATAAACAACACCGATACAAGTACTGGTCAAGAAATATATACAGATGAAGAGTGGAACAACCTAGCTAAACAAGAGCTAGAAAAAGCTAGAGCAGAACTAGAGCCATATTATGCAGATTTAAAACAAAGGGACTTAGAAGATGTCCGAAATACATATGCAGATATTAGGAATGAAGCTACTAGATATCAACAACAAGAAGGTAAAAGCTATGCAGATACACTAGCACAAACTAAACAGTCCCTACGTGCTAGAGGCTTGACATTCTCTGGTTCATCTAGGGCAACGTTGGGCAAAGAGGGAGCGCTTGAAGACAAGGGAGTTGAAGGAAGTGTGCCACAACAACGTAGATACGATTGGGAAGACAAACGAGCTGGGTGGCAAGAAAGCGCAAGAGATATAGGAACAGCAGCTGAAAGGAAATACGGAAGTGATGAGTTATATCAGAGCAGAGACTACCTAAACCCAGAAGGACTTCCAGACCCATACGGAGGAGGACTCGATTACAGCCAAGGCAGAACTGCTGCATTATACAACCCGAAGAAAGACCCGAGCCAAGACAGATACGTCAGCTCAACACAATCCGATATAGCAAGAGAAAAAGAGAAAGAGGCACAACTTCGTAAAGAAGATAGATTAAAAACTTATACAAGATACTAAAATGGCTACGAATTTTTATAGAGCTAAAGACCCAGAAACTGGGAAAGAAGTTTTCAAAGAGGTCGGCACAGACCGCTATATAGGGCCGACAGAGTTCGGACGTGGTTCAGGCTACACTGAGCAAACGGCTACCCCAACAACACCAACCGCGCCAGTTAGAACTGGAGAAACAACAAGCGGACTCGGGACATATAAGGGTAACAACAAACTAATAGATATTATAAAAGAGGGAATTAAAAGGAAGCAAGGGTATAACAAAGATATCCAGGGTGCCAAAACAACATTCAGGTCTCAATTAAACAACCCAATGACGTTCTCGGATGAACGTCTCAGACTCCTTTCCCCAAGCGAACAACAACAAATAAGAGAAGCTAGATATGCGACAGCTAATGCATCATTAAAGGGCCTAGGAGAAGAAGAGGCATACAGAGAGGGCAGATTAAGTGACACAATAGATTCTGTCACAAGGGCAAGCGAAGCGGAGATGGCAGACAAAGATCTTGCATTAAGACAAGCCCAAGAAGCAAGACTTGGTAGGAGCGCCAACATTAATGATTATCTAGACTTAAAAGGCACTGGCTATACTACAGACCAAGAAGGTAATATTGCCAGAGACTACACGTCAGCGACTGCAGAACAAATCGCTATGGCGATGAAGGGTGTCGAGAGCGGTGGTAACTACGACGCCAAAGGTGGGTCTAACGAATCTGGTGCATATCAATATACTCCAGGAACGTGGGCACGATATTCTAAAGAATATGCTGAAGAAGTACTCGGACGTTCAGAGTTGCTTCCCATGACAAAAGAAAATCAAGACGCAGTCACGGTCCATAAGATACAAAAATGGCTTGACGGTGGGTACACACCACAACAAATTGTTTCAATGTGGAACGCAGGCGAGGGGAGACCAAACGCTTATGCTGAAAACCATAGGGGAACAAATTCATTCGGTGTTAAATATGATACTCCAGGTCATGTTGACAAAGTAATGAGATCGCTTGGGAGAGTAATGGGAGAGCCAGCAGCAGAGGAAGAACCGATAAAACTAACCGACGCTCAAAAGCAAGCTATATTAAAATCATCTGGATTTACCGAGAAAGATGCCAAAGACTTGGGGATAACAACCCACGACGATTGGACTGCTCTTGTTGAGATAGGAAGAGATGGTGCAATCTTGGAAGTTCAAGACGAGCTATCCGCGGCCAAGATAAAGAAGGAGGACCCGAATAAACTAGTTAATAGACTTAAAACAGAATATTCTTGGGCATTATCAGACGATGCTCTTAAATATGCACTATCGGATTATATGACATATGATAGTGGAGATTATTACTGGAAAGTAGAATAAAAAACACTATGTCAATACAAACAGCCAAAGAAAAAGTTAGGCAAAGAGCGCTCAAGCTTTATGCCGAAAAGAAACTTGGTATTAAGCCTAAGACAGACACAAGAACCGCTCCACTTATAGAGAATCCATACACTGGGAGAAGTACCAGCTATGCAGACTCTGCAAGCAATGTACCGAAAAGAGTACAACCAGTACAACAAACCGTCGAGCAGCCACAGGAACCACAGCAAGCTGCGCCAAGTATTAGAGAGCAACCAAAAAGAACACTCGGAGATGTAGCCAGGGGAATAACAGACAAAGCGAAGCTATATCAAGGAACAATCAGACAACTACCAGAAGCAGCAGCAGAAGTCGCTGGTAAGGTAGGTGCGTTACCTGGTAAAATAGCTGGTGGAATCCTTGGTGGTGGAACTGGATTCCTTACTGGCCTTATAGCATCTGGAGGAGATTTAAAAAGAGCAGCACAATCAGCCAAAGAGACAGCAAAATTCGGAGGAGATATAGTCGGTGGTGTTACTGGTGGAATCGCGGAGTTTCCTCTACACTTAGCAGACAGATTTCTAGATGTCAGCGAAGCTGGTATTAATACAATCTCTGGGAAAGAGGATGACCTTATAGATTATACGGCAGACGAGTTCCAAAAGGTCTACAATACAGATGTCAGCAAAATGGGTGGACTGTTCGGTCTTGAACCTGGAGTCCCACTGACAAAGAAGCAGGTCAAAAACCAACTAACAACAGGTAATTTAGAAGGAGACAAAGATAATACCGACCCATGGGAAATAGCCAAAGCTTGGTCATCCGCGCTCACGGCGACTGGTATAGACGCTTTTTTCGGCATGTCCATAATGAAGGGGGCTTTAAAAAACCAGTTCAAGGGTAAAGACCTAACGCTTCTAGAACAAACAGAGGCTGCAGGTAAAACCATCGCGATGCTTAACCGCCTTGACCTGGCACCAGGGGCATCTAAGTCTCAAATCAGGAGCGCCTACTACAAGAAAGCACAAGAAGTCCACCCAGACAAAACTGGTGGGGATTCAGCTGCATTTAAGAAGGTGACAGAGGCCAACGAGTGGCTTAAGAAGAACTACAATCCAAAGATAAAAGACGTAACCAAAAGAACAACCCCACAGAACCAAGAGCATATAGACAACCTTCGTGCTTTGGGACTTAAGTGGGGTGACAGCAGAAGAGAGGTTTCACTGAAATATGAGAGCCTTGTCAAAGAAGGCAAAGCAACAAAAGGACAAACTGCAGCATACAACAACTTGATGCGAGGAGAGAATAAGTATAACCCATATCAAGAAACAAATACTTATATGGAGCGCAAGGCTGCGACTGAAAGGCCATATGACCCAACAGTAGAAGCTAAATACCAAATGGACAACGCTGTCTCAAGAGCAATAAGTAGGACAGCAATTCCAATGGAGGAGAGACTAGCAAGATTCCAACCAGAAAGCCAACTCGCAGCAGGGAGTGCGGGGGCACCGTTCTATGTAGCCCCAGTTGATACACCACAAGCTGCTTTCCAAATGGTAGACCCAACTCAACAAAAAAGGATAATAGATTTGAGCAACAAGCTTACAGAACTAAAGAACAAAAAACAAGCAGTGATAGACGCTGGAAGAGGTGGCGAAGAAACCAAAATAGCTGTTGCTAAAATACAAGACCTAATCGAATCCGCACAAAACAAATTACAACAAGGGCAAATGGCCGCAACCAGGACAACTGGTCCGTTAAGAGAGACTGAACCAGTCAGACCAACAATTATAGGAACACAAGCGCCACAGGCAACGAGAGCCATCCAACAGCCAGCGTCAGCAATCTCTGAAACAATATCCAGTGTTAAAGATACGGCTGGGCAAAAAGCTATCGCAGAAGCTCTAGAGCCTAAAAAAGAAACACAAATTTTAAAACAAACAAGCAAGCCGACAACTCCGAAAACAGCCACAGTAAAAACAACTAAACCGAAATCATACAAAGAGTTAGTTGCAGCAGCCAGAGTTAAAGATAAACCAAAAACATCTAGTGCTGTAGAGAGAGTGCTTGGTGGCAGAACAAGAGAATCTATTGTTAAGACAGCACCGAAACAAGCCCCAGTATCTGCTGCTAGAATATCTAAACCTAAGACAACTATATCTGGTAAACTAGCAGAAATGAAACGAGCTGGCACAGACATAGGACAATTTGCAGAAATGAGCAGACAGAAGTATCTTGACTTCCTTGAAGGAAAGACTAAAACAGACGAATCAATAGCGATAGATGATTTCATAAACGAGAACATGGCTAGCGATGCAGAAAGACTTTATTCACAAAAGGCAGCAAGACAAGTTAAGCCAGAAGGCAGAGAGATTAAAACACCAACAACATCTAAACTTAAAAGCCTTTTTTCTAAAAAGAAAGAGTTCAAACTCTACAATGAGATGGGCAAACTTATAAGCAAATATGCTAACCTTGCATCTGAAAAGAAAGTAGGGAGAGGCAGGGCTGGTGTATACAGACCCAAGAGTGGGAATATTGGCGTGAAGTCAATGAACAACGTGCAGGTCACAACACACGAAGTCGCGCATAGTTTAGATTTCAAGCTTGGGATAATAGACAAGGTTGTAGCTAACAATGATGCTAAAGCTATCAGAGACCTAGGCAAAATATATACAGAATATTATAATCCAAACAAAACGCTTAGCTCTAAAGATATACTACGAGAAGGATACGCGACGTTGATAGAAATGAACGCATTAATACCAGAACAAATAGCAAAAGATTATCCATTTTTAGTTGAATCTTTTATAAAATCTACTGGTAAATATTATGACAAACTAGTAGGCGAAGCGATCGGCGAGGTTAACCAAGTTATTGCAAAGTACCTTTCATTAACCGCGCTCGAGCAGGAGAAGGCTAAGATGGTCTTTAACAAAAGAGAAGCTAGTGGAAAATCAATTTATACATTAGAAGACTATGCTATAAAACACGCTGTCGATTACGTTAGACCAATGGAGGCTTTAGCAAAGGCTAACGGGCTAGACGGGACAGCATCTGACCCATCTGTCTTTTACAGATTGATAGACACCGTGCCAAGAATTGCCATAAGCAATATGACAAGACCAGACGGCTACTATATTACAGACAAAATAGGAACGCCTATCAAGAAGTTCGAATATAACTGGTACACACTCGGCACAGATGTGTCTAATACTGGCGCATACCAAGATTACTCAGCATACCTAGGGTCTAGACGTTTGTACGAGGTAGCAGAAAACGTAAAAAGACTTGAGGACAAAGATATATTGACAGAATTTGAACAAGACGTCTTGTCCCAAGAAAAGTCTATTTTAGAGAGGTCTAACCCAGACATGGAGAACATTAAAATGATAGTGGAGGATAACGCTGAAGCATTCGCTGATTTCAATAAACAATTCGATGCGATGGCAAATGAGCCAGTTAGACTGTTAATGGATTCAGGATTGATTAGCAAGGACTACGGTAACTACCTTATAAACAAAAAAGGATACGCAACTTTCGCAAGAAGTGTTATAGACGAAGTTGAGGGTGGTGCAGTAGACGGAGTGTTCACTTCTGGAAGGAAAGACACAACCCCTAGTACTATGCGCAAATTCAAGGGTTCAGAAAAAGCACTCATAGACCCATTTGTTACAACCGCCAAAGCCCAGTCATATATAGGGGCTAAGGTTATGTTGCAAACAACCCTAGAGAAACTATACGAGCTTGACCCTAAAGGAGAGATAGAAATTGTCGGTAGACGGGCGATAGGAGAGGATGAAGTTACATTTTTCCCAACTATTAATGGTAACATGGTCCAGTTCAGATATAAAGATGAGTGGGTTGATATGCAAATCAGCAACCAATTAAAAGACGTTTTCGATACTGGCAAGGCAATGAGAGAAACCGATAGAACCCATAGAGTAATTAAAGCATTTTCTAACGTATTTGTCAAGGCAACGACTGGAATAATGTACCCAGCTTTTGCAATAACAAACGTAGCTATTGACTGGGTTCCAGCAGCAGCGCAATCGAAGAACTTTATCATCCCTATAGTTGATGGCGTTAGATACATGTCAATGGCTGGCTTGGGTAAGAACACCAAGATATCAGAAATGTCCCCAAATATGAAAAAATACAGAGAGCTGTGGGAACAATATAAGGTAGCGTCTGGTCTAGGGAACACCCTTGTAAGACAATACGAAGATGACCCATATAAAACACTTAGAAGCGCGAAGATTGTTAAGGACGGATTAGTAGATTATATAGGGTGGACAGGAGACAAAATTGGAAACGCTATGGCCTATGTAGGAGAAAGGACAGAGACGATGAACAGATTCGCAGAGTATGTTAAAGGAATAGAGGCTGGCAAGATACACGCAGTCGCGCTAGAAGAAGCCAACAGGGTTACGGGAGCATTCAGCCACAGAGGGAAGATGCTTGGTAAACATTTACGTGCATGGGAAGACTCAATCGTTTACGCAAATTCAACTAAACAATACATATACTCTGCCCTTAAGGCGGTGAGAGATAAGGACACACGCAAAAAAGCGCTCACGGTCCGATTAATAGCAGGTGGGATGAGTGCAGCTGGTTTCCTTTATATGTTGAATCAATACAACAACGCTGTAGAAAACGGAACAGGAGAAGAAAAGGAACAAGCTCAATCCTTGATGAACGACTACCTTAACCAAAATGCCTATGGATTAGAGAACCACATATATACAATGCATGGGGATTTGAAAGAGCTGACAAAAGTTAGAATAGCTGGTAATTACAACGAAGTCGGATTGATGCTCAACATGGCTATGGCAGAGGCCTTCCTTGATAAGAAGTATAGTTGGAAGGATTATGCTGTAAGTATAAAAAATATATACACACCAAATCAGTATGATGTAACCAAATGGAAAGAGGCAGCAACAAGTTGGATTCCACAAATTATCAAGCCGATGGTAGAGATAGCTATGAACGCTAAAACGTTCCCAGAATACAAAGAACTAGAATCTGAGTATATGAGGAAGAAACCTAGCGAAGAGAGGTATTATCCCTGGACTAGTGATTTGGCAATTATGCTAGGTCAAACAGATTTAATGAAAACTCAGGGACTTTCTCCTATACAAATAGAACACTATATCAAGGCGACTGCTGGTAGAGGAACAGATGCCCTAACCAAGTACATAGATGAAGGAGTATTGTCTGGTCCATTAAAAGGACTTGGTGAAACATTCACAAGGATTGTTAAAAATGAAACATATTTGTTTACTGGGGCTGGCTATTCTGAATTCTACGATGGATTAACAAAGGCAGAATCAGACTATAAGAAAGCTAAGGAGTCTAGAGTTGGACCAGACATAGAGAGAGCGTCTCGTGTTAAAAAAACATACTCTGGCGTAGAGAAACAGTTAAGAAAGTTAAGAAAGATTAACAGCAACGAGGATGTAGTTATACCAACAAAGATACCTAATGCAATCTTTAGAGTTGTAGACCTTCTTAACAAGGAAGAATATGACGAAGCAATAAAAGAATACCAAACAGAAGCTGGCATTGTAGGCTCATATATAGCCGATAACAAGGAGTTAACCAAATAAAGGTACCATACACCATCTTTTACATTTATATCTCAATACGGGGTGTTCTATACGGTAATTTAGCACTATAACACCCCTTAGATACAAAGAAAGCCACCAATTACGGTGGCTCTTTTTGTCGTTTATTTTAGAATATTTTCCAGGAGTCTATATAGTACATCCCATCTATTTCCTTTTTGTCTTTATCGAATATCCCTTTTGTTGAAACATATTTCTTCCCATTTGTCAACTTAACAGCTATCCCATTAAACGCTACGTGAAATGCATCATATATCCCTTTATCTATTAAAGGGGAATTATGCCTCATGTCCTTAATCTTATATGGCTTTTTATACATTAGCCAGTCCCCTTTTAAAATATGTTCATTATCTATTTTCATTCTTTTCTTCCTCTTCGAAAATTTTGTTAACTAGATAAACGAAATGCTTTTCTTTTAGCTCATCTTTTTTATACGCCTTTTTCTGGAACTCTCCAAGCAGCTTGTTGGCGTCCATCCAGTCCTTGTTAAACATCTTAGGCTTTATTTTAGATAGCATTATTGCAGATATTTTATAATCATTCATTTACTTTTTCTATTACTTCCATAATTCTTAAACACAACGAATTAAAATAGTCGGCGTCGTTATTTGTTTTTTTAACGTGCGTTTCCCTCTCCTTTAATGTCTTGTCTTCAAGTCCATACAGGGTGAAAAACTCCATAAGAAGGTAGTCTGGTGAGGTATATATTGGCGGACCACTCTCCCTATATTTATTACATAACCATGTGAATGCATCGACCGATTCTGCCATGACATCAGTGCTCCCCTGCCTCCGCGAATACTCTTCTAGAATAGTCTCGGATGACCCATCGCTGAATTCTATCCTTGTTGACGGACTATCTGCTAATCTATAACGGTTGACTATGTGTCTATCGTCGCCTCCCCTTCTTTCATAATCCATCGAATATTCTGGTTGGAACACGGAGGCCGCCATGTCCTGATATACAGAGCTCGCATATGAACGCAATGCATCTCTAGCGCTATCACTTATCTGTAGTGGTGGCTCTAAGCTTTCGCCTTCTGGTTCCATTCTCGTAAATGTGCCCCAGGCACTATTATCCACATAACCACCGCTAAATTCTCTGTTGTCTGTCCGTGGAGGCAGACTCTCGGTTCCTTCTGCTCTTCTCATTGTATTTTTATATTAAGTATAAGCACGATGGGTAAGAATCGAACTTACCGCACGTTGTTTTGGAGACAATGTCGTCAACCTTGAAACATACCCCTGCTAGCCTGGAATTAAATCCAGATGCTATTCGTGATAGACCACGAAACCTCGTGTTGGCCTTCTTCGTTTTTTTCTACTGAGATACCACCACTGGATACATTGTCCGCGTGGTTATTGTTTATATAGTCCATGTGATTATACACTAACTCTTCTATTTCTCTCGCTGTCGGGATTAACTGTTCCTGTCCCCACCTCCAATTGAAGAGTTTATAATATGGGGCTACCTCCCTAGAAAAAGCTTTAATCTCTCGTCTTTGTTCTCTTGTTAATTCCATCTGTTTTATACATTACTCTGTCTTTAAACTCTGCCTGTTTAGCATCGTTCCATGCGCCTACTGGTCTTAGATAACCATTAACGCGACTGAAGACTTCACATTTAGTTTTCTTCATTGTGTTGTTCTTTTAACTCTGCATCACACTTCGGACAATACTGATGTTCACCAGACAAGAATCCATGAACTGGACATACCGAGAATGTTGGTGTTATTGTAAAGTATGGCAGAGTATATTTTTCTGCAATTGTTTTAACTAACTTTTCCACAGACCTATAATCTTTTATTGACTCACCTAGGTACATATGACTTACTGTACCGCCAGTGTATAGGGCCTGTAAGCTATCTTGGTGGTCTAAAGATTCGAAGGCGTCGCTCGTATAGTCGACTGGTAGATGCGATGAATTTGTGTAGTATGGAGCTGCTCCTGTTTTGTTGAATGAATCTTCATTCGCAACAATTATGTCTGGGTACTTTTTCTTGTCGAACGCAGCCAATCTTCTTGTCGTTCCCTCTGCTGGTGTTGCCTCTAGATTCCAAACATCTCCAGTTTCTTCTTGATACGCTATCAGCTTATCTCTCATAAAGATTAGTGTCTCTTCTGCGAATTCCTTGCCTTCTTTTGTTGCGATTGTACATCCATGCAAATTAAGGCTTGCCTCGTTCATCCCTATAAGACCTATTGTTGAAAAGTGGTTCTTCCAATACTCACCGAACCTTTCGTGAACCAACTTCAAATAATGCGCTGAGTATGGATACATGCCGCGGGCTGTTTTCTCTTCGATAACCTTTCTTTTAATGACCAAGCTTTCTTTTGCTAAATCCATTAGTTCACTTATTCTCCCGAAGAACTCATCGTTTGTTTTCGACAAGTATCCGATTCTTGGTAAATTGATTGTCACTATACCGATGCTACCAGTCAAGGGATTGGCACCGAACAGACCGCCTCCTCTTTTTTTGAGCGTCCTGTTGTCGATACGCAAACGACAACACATCGATCTGACGTCACTTGGGTCCATATCCGAATTAATAAAATTACTGAAGTATGGAATCCCATACTTACCAGTCATTTCGAACACCTTGTTCGCTACTGGTGAGCCCCACTTGAACTCCTTTGTTATATTGTATGTCGGTATAGGGAATGTGAAAATCCTCCCCTTGGCATCTCCTTCCATCATCACATCGGCGAAGGCAATGTTTATCGTGTCTCGTTCTTTATCGAAGTCTTTATATTTCTCCTTCATTATCTTACCATCTACAACAACATTCTCATTACCAGTGTCCTTATCTGGAACAATATCCATCGTGATGTTGCTGAAAACCGAGTTTCCAGTTAGGAATATTTTACCGTTTCTTCTTGCGATGATTGTTCCATTATCTGTCGTCGGGCACCAAATAATCCCAGAATAGTTTACCTTTTTAACATCTTCTTTTTGGATATACGCGTTAGACACACTCCTGAAGTTAAGCGAGTATAAATCTCTTTTGCTATTTCTACCAGGCTTCTTGACGCAAACGTTCATTAGGTACCCAGCTTTCACCGCCATCTCCCCAAAATCGTCCACGAGCTGTGGGAAAATAGTAGATGTTGTGAAATCCTCTTTGTTCCCGTCCCCCTTTATGTACTCGTTTATGAAATCGATTATATTTTGTTTGCTTGAATTCTTTATGACATCTGGGATAAACTTTAGCCCAGTTTGCTTGTCGCTGTTAAAGAACTCATACATTATTTTGCTGTCTTCAGCAGAAAGTCTGATTTGTGTACACTCACCCCACTCGCTGGTGCTTGTTCTCTCGTATGGGTAAAAATCTAATTTGTTCAAGATATACTGTATTCTTTCGTATCCGCTAGTTCCCTTTTTCTGCGCGATAGAAATTCTTCCAACACCACGCCCATGTCTGTCTACTGTGCCTTCTGAGATTATCCAAGCTGCCAAGAGCATTTTATACCTATTAATATTGTCTCCACTATCGTACCCATTTGTTTTAACTGGGATATTATATGGTCCTTTGAGTTCAAGTAAGTCTTCTATTTTAATTAGTTCGACCTCTCCTCCGTTCGATTTTCTTCTCACAACTCTATGCTCTGGTGAGATTAGTTGGTCTGTATCCCTATTTTTTAAATGATACATTTCACCAGAATAGTCCCTTCTAAAGAATTCTTTAACATTTTTCTTTTCTATTGTTTCGTTATCTAGATTGTATGTGAGGATTTGCTCTCCAACCCCAACCTCGTTATGTGTGGCCCACCCATTGCTAGTTAGGATTTCTGTATCCTCAGATAAACATTGAAATCCGACCCGTGTTGGAACGTTCATGTTGAAGACAAACTCCTGTATTGCCTGTTTAACGGCTGTGTAATCTAAACCGTCGTACCTCACATATGGTGCTAACAATGTGTCAAATGACGAGACAGCTTGCGCTCCTGCCATTTCCCCCTGTAGAGTATACATAAAGTTAACCAACTGCCCAAGCGCACTCCTTAAATGCTTGGGAGGGCTAGACTCAACCTTTCCGCTGACACCATTGAACCCGTGTATCAAGATGTCTTTCAAATCCCAACCTCCGCAATACGATCCGAGACTGGACAGGTCGTGTATGTGATAATCTCCATTAAGATGAGCCTCGCCTATCTTTGTCGGATATATTTCTTTAAGCCAGTAATCCGATATTGCATGTGAGACGACATGATTATTGAGTCCTTGCAGGCTATATGCCATGTTGGAGTTCTCCTTTATTCTCCAATCTGAGCCGTCTATGTATTCGTTTATTATTTTTTTTGTATCCATTATATTGCGACTTATGTGGCTATCGTTATTTCAACCCTTGGATTATCTTTGTCAATGCTACCACTTGTATATTTTGTTTCTTTAATAAACTCATCGTTGTCGTCTGGGATGCATCCGTATTCTGTCATTGCATCACAAAAAAATTTCTCATGTATAGACAGAACATTAGCTCTGTCTATTCTCCTTTTTGAGCCCTTAAACAACTTGAAGTGTAACGTGATAGGTTTATCAAATTTCAAGTTCTCTAGTTGCGGTTTAAGCGATTCCTTGTAAGCCCTTTTTGCGTTGTTGCTATTTATGTAGTGCCAGTTACGATATTGATTCAGGTTTAAAATCATCTTCTTAGCTGGTTTAGTTTTCCGTGGCAAAAGGACGAATAGGGGTACTGTTACGACATTCTCCATTTCTTATCTCTTTAATAAAGCTGTGATTCCTAATCTTTGTTAAGTTCTTTAACCTCTCCTCGTTCTGTTCAGTGACGATGCACCAAAGGCGGAAGATGACGCTATCCTCAACAAACTGCAGGTTCGTTTTAATTTCCTCTATCTTGCTTGTCTTTTTAAGTCCCTTTTTGAAGGCTGCACCGACTATATCGATACAGCCACTGTCTGTATAATCTCCCATTTTTATTTGTTGCCGTTTTTCCGTCCTTTTTCTGGGTGAAGCTTATTATGCTCCCCAATCCCTTTTACTTTAGCGAAATTGCTTTTTGCATTGTTAGCTTTATTCTTATCTTTGTGGTGGACTAACTCACCAGCCTTTGCATTTGTTATCCTTCTTCTGTAGTCGCTACTTTTTCCGTTTTTCCACCGACCATTTTTATCTCCTGGTCTGGACATGTTTGGATTTTTTGTTCCCTTTTTAGTAGGCATTCTTGTTCTTTTAATCTATCTCGGGCTAGCTCGAAATGTGTTTTATCTAGCTCAACTCCGATGTAGTTTCTGTTTAGTTTACTGGCAGCTACTAATGTCGAACCGCTTCCAGAGAATGGATCGAATATAATATCCCCCTCATCCGATGCTTGTTCTATTAGTGTACTCAGAAGCTCCACGGGTTTTTCTGCTACGTGGACCATTTTTGTGTGGTGCATCCGTTTTACATGCAATAGGTTCGGGACATTATGGTCTTTGGTCATAAATTTATCCTTGCAAAGAACGAGTATAAATTCATGTTGCGGTCGGAAGTTCCAGCCCATCCCAAAGTGCATTTTATCCCAAACGATTGTATTCTTGTGTATGAACCCAGCCTCTCTGGCTTTAATCATGAATGTGTCTACTGTAGACCACCCACAAAATATATACGAGACATTTTTAGTAACGCGGAAGAGTTCTGAGTAGAACTCTCTCACCCACGACAAGTCATTATCGTTTTCTATCAGTGTCTTATGGAACTTAGAGCCTTCTCTGTTAGGCTTTAAGTTTATCCCATATGGAGGGTCCGTTAGGCATAAATCGATATATCCATCCTCCATATCTTTCATCACGCTTATACAATCTGCATTGATAATACTATTTAGCATCATCCTCTGCTTCTATTTCTGCTGTCAATCTTTCGATATCAGCCTTGAATCCACTTAACATTTCTGTTTTATATTTTTCAAAGCTTTCGTGGATATTATCCCTTACATACTCGAATGCTAAAACAGCAAATCTTTTATCAGTAGTTTCAAACGAGACAACTCCGTCATCATATTCAAAAACTTCTGGTGCTACATACTTCTTCATAATACTTTTTGTTATTATTTATAAAATTACGTCCAAATAGTTCGTTTAACTTACGCTTTTCTACTAATCTGTTACGTAGTTGTTTGTGTGTGTGGAAGTTGTTGTGACAGTCATAACATAACAATATTAGGTTTAACTTATTGTGCATGTCTTGTTTTTTACCTAGCTCACTCCTAAAAATTATATGATGTACGCTGAATCCTAAACTGTTAGATAATCCACAAAGCTCACAGTACACGTAACCGTTAGTTTCTAAAAACTCTTTTATATATTTTTTAGGAGAATAACTATCTTGCATATTCCCCAAAGTATTTAATCTCTCCAATTCTTCTCGAAGCTTTTGCCTCTGCTATTGTTTTATATGTTCCTAGGCATATTTTTTTACCATCCTTGCCTATATTAGCCTGATAGTTACCCTCTTTTGTCTTGATGTATCCCTTAACATTTTTTTTGTTCATGTTATTTTGTGAGCGGGTAACGTGCCTCAAGTTACATAGACGATTATCTAGTTTGTTCCCATTAATATGGTCTATCTCATATCCGTCTTTTTTCCCTAGGACTAGGTGATGCATTAACATTCTTGTTTTTTTATAATTGACCATTTTTTCGTTAACGGCATATCCATTCCACGTCAACCGCCAATTCTTCCCCAATATTTCTAAGCTGTTGATTTTATCGAAACGACAGTACCTATTCTTTATTTTTATTCTTTTCATCTTCACTAAAATTGTTCTTCATAATCAGCTATATAGCGGTCATGCATCTCCCTGATAACGCGTTCGCCCACTTTATTTTTCCTTCTAGCATCTCTGCGTATGCAATCTTTGAGTGGAGTGTCAAATACTTTGACCTCAAGCTCTGCCCCGTTTATTTCAGCTATACTTGCGATTTGGTCGAAGTGTTTTTGCGCAAAGTTAGTATCGTCTACCACAACATCGTAGCCGTGGATGAGCGCCAAATCTATTATCATGTCTCTCATTTCTAATATTAACTTCTCGTTTTTCCCACTATACCTCCCACCATCAATCATCGCTCTAAGGTCGTCCTTGTTAACTCTTTTATACCCTCTTTTAACAAGCTCCATCGCATGTGTCGTTTTTCCAGATGCAGGTAGTCCACGCAGTATCAATACTTTATTCATCTATTTTATCAGCAACAGATATGTCGTTATTAAGTATATCCACAAATATCTGCTTGGCCTTCTTCATTACTAATCTTTTAAGTGTTCTAAATTTTAATGACGGGACCTTCTTTTGTATGACCCAGATTTCTTCCGTTAACATGTCGTTGTATACAGTATTCACTATCCTTGGGATGTGCTCCATGTCTAACTTGCCGTCAATTGTTGGCTCTATCTTGTGGAGTATTTTCTGTACACGCTCTAGTGTAATGTATTTATTTACGACCCACATTTCCCAATAGGACTCTGAGTATTTATTATTACCACCAAACACTATCCCGTTATCTTCCTTAAACTTTTCTGTTACAACCTTTGCATGGGCTTGGTCCCCGAATTCATTTATGAACTCAGGATTTTTAATAACAATACCCTCTCCAACGTCCCCTAACATACTTTTCCCAACAAGAGCTTTAATATCAGCGTCTGTTGGGTTTTTAAATACACCCAACAAATAAGGTGCGTCTATATTAAACTGGTTAGCAATAGTGTATACGTCTGGTATCGGTAAGTACTTATCATCTACCATAATATCGAATAGGTAAAAGCGTTTGTATGCAGTCTCACTGTAGGATATTGTGTGACGGACTAGCCATTCTCCGTACAGTCTAAAATCAGGCATAATAGATAGTAGAGATTTTATACCTTCATGAGCATTAACATAATCACAGAAGCCGTTGAAACCTCCTTTAAGTTGTTGGTTCCTGCTCCCCATTTGTATTTCTCCGTCGTCTACCCAGATAGATGTGTTAGCTCCATCGAGTTTTTCTTGTATGAAACAAACCCCATCTAAAATCCCGTTGGTTTCGTCTTTGCCGAGTCTGTGTATTTTGTTATATTTTTTGAAGCCCATACTTTTATATCAACAACAACATAACAAACAAAAAAAACATTATTGTATATATCGTCGCGTTCCTCAATTTTTTTCTAAATCTTCTTTTAAAATAGCCCAAAGTAATATCGTATAATTAATAGCATCTGTGAGCTTCTCCTCTATCAATTCGTTAGTGACTCTCTCTGGGGCAGTATCGTTCCACTCAATCAAGTCTAGTATGGACATATCATGTTTTAACTTCATCCCGTCTAGAGCCTTAGCCCTAGTTGTCTTCCTCATCCTGGCCCCTCCAGCGAAGTTATGAAGCCTATCCTCATCCGATGCGTATTCACCAGCCTTTGTTATTAAAACACTTTTTACTCTTTCTGTTATATATTCTACTAACTCGTTAAAATCTGTACTCTTCATTATTGTGTCATCTGTCGTTTAATTTCTGCCACACGCTGTGCTATGGCTGTTAGGATACTGTCTATCGACGATATCTTTAGCCGATATTTATTGTATGTTGTTTCATATAACATACAGCGTGCCTGGTCTTCAAACGTCATCTTATTTATTACATTTTCAATCTGCTCCTTGTTCTTGACTTTCCCTTCTTTAGCCTTAACTTCCTCTGTTATTCTATCCCACTCGGTAGCTCTCACGTGCTTTATCCCGAGCTTTAACGATTCGAACATCCTATTAATTTCTCCCATGAAGTCTGCTAGGTAGAATTTATACCCAGCCAACTTTGACTGTGCCTCTGCGAGTTCTCCTCCGTTCATTGTTAAGAAGTTAGAGCCAACATCGTTTATAATCTCAGATACCTTTAACATTATTTTATGCCCCTCTTCTTTGGACATATCCTCGTCAAACCGTAGCTTTATTTCTTCAAAATTCATGCTATTTATTTTCGTAGGCGTCGCTGTACCCGTCGTCATAGATTGTGTTGAGTATTTGTGATATCTCATCACTGTCTAGCACGCCATTATTAGCACTAACGCATGCCTTTATTTCTTCAACTTTATCTTTTATATAATTATTCATCCTATTTACTATCTAAACATGTCTTGTCGCCTTTATTAAAATATGCAATCCAAGAGCTTCTATTAGAGTTTGTTTTCCCGTGGCAGCTTGCGCACAAAGTGATAAGGTTTCCCTCGGTACAATTTTTTTTGTTATAATCTATGTGATGTATGTGGAATAATCTTTTCTTCTGTTTTTTGTTGCAAACAGCACACCTGTTATTATCTCTTTTCCTCACCCTTGACCTTAGGGCATTTGTCCACGAGGCGGTGTATTTTTCATAAGATTTACCTCCTTCCCAAAAATGACTCTTGGAACCACGCTTGGATTCAGCTATTTTATTTCTCACCTCGTCACTCCTTGTCCTACCGATATTAGACAGTCTTGTCGGGTTGTTTTTGTCCATCGTCATCCTGTCTCCATTCCATTTCCCTAAGCACTTCAAATCACAAAACTTAAGCTGGTTGTAGTGCCACGCGTCTAGCTCTGGTCTCACAATCAGTTTGCCACACCACAAACATTCTTTCGAATCTCGACTATTTTTCTTATTTTCTCGGTATAACTTCAAGCACCTGGCATCACAAAATTTTAGATTATTGTACTTCCATGAATCTAAATCATCTCTAACAATTGTTTTTTTTGCAATGCTTGCACTTATTGTTCCTCATCAAAGCTATTTTGAATATTCGCACGTCCTGTCTCCAATAGAGCCCCACGGACATAAGTAGCAGTCTCCGCTTGGAGTAGGTGTGAAATCTGAACTCTTGACGTCTTCGATATACTTTCTTATTTTATCTTCAACACTGAGTATTTCTTTCTCTGTTTTCTCAACACGTATAATCTGCGGCAACGTGTTAGTCTTCTTATTATTTATAGAGTAGACAAGTGGGAATGGTTCTCCAAACCTTTTATACAATATATACATATATATATCTGTCTGTATAGTGTCTACATCTTTGTCGTTCCATTTCTTCGAAGTAGTTTTGTACTCTACACCTTTGTCCTCATCTATCCTGTCTATAAATCCGTACAATGGATACTCTATCCCTGGAATATATTCTTTGAACTCGTACTCGGTTTCTAGCACGTTACCGAGTACTGGTTGTGCCAAGTACTTAGTAAATAGGTGTGCCAGAATATCCGAGTGCTCCTTGTTATCATCAATGATTCGCCTAGCCGCGAGCTCATTATCTGTGTGATAAAGTTCGAGCATTTCATGGTAGAGAGAACCGACTAGAAGTGGCGTCCCTTTCGTTTGCAATAATCTATACTGATACTGATATTGATATCTCCTAGGACACGCCGTGAAAACACCATATCTAGTCGCGCTTATACTACTCATTCTTTAAGGATATTAACTTTAGATTAAACTTCTGTTGCATAACTTTATGCATTTCTACATCTTTTATTTCTTCAACTTTCCCTGCGAGTGTACGGAGTTGCTCTTCATTTTCTGATTTGTTGATTCTTTCTTCTAATAGCAGGTACTTCTTATCAGTAGTCTTAACAAGTGTTTCTCCTGTTCGTGGACTTTGTTTAACCTCGTTGTAATAACTCATTACATTCTCTAAGCATAGTTCTCTGCCAAAATTGATTGCATCTTGGACTTCTTTTGCGGATTCACTATCGAACCCAGCTATATCAATACCAACTGAGTAAACAATATTTTCATAGTTCCCAGTGTTTATGGTTGCTTTAATCGCGGTTGATATTTTTTCTACTTTTTTACTCATTTTTATTGTGACTTATGTGGCCTAGAACGGGATTGAGTCCACATCGACAGTATCTTGGTCCATTGGTATTTGCTCCAGATCCATTACTGTTTGTGGGCTATCTCCATTCGCGCCTTTTTTAAACTTAGATACTTCTTCATCCATGTCATCTTCTAACTTATCTCCAATCTCATCTGCCTCTGTTCTGTCTACCTTACCTACATTCTCCAAATGACAAGCCCAGAACTCGTTAGACCCGAACTTCTTTTTCTCTAGTGCAAACTTTGTTTTAATTCCTCTGTACCCTCTGTCTCCTCTCTCGTCTTCTGCGCCATCTTTATAGCTGAACCACGTATTATTCTGATTCATTTTCCATCTGAATCTAAAAACTTCTCCGTCTATTAATAGATACAAAATTGAAAATGTATCGAACGATTTCTCTGGTGTACCAGCGGATGTTATTTGCCCAGTGGCAAAGAAATCTTTGGCTCCAGAATACGGACCTTCATATAACACTTCCTTCTTCTCTGGGCAGTATACCCTTACGTTATTCCTCGAACCACTAAACTCGAATTCATTTGACATGAACATCGGCTTAACGTTGTATTTGGACTGTATTTGATATCTGTCAAATAGAATCACAGCCTCTAAGTCTTTAACGAAGAATCCTTTTTGATAATCTCCCTCAAGGCTTTTTGTTTTGATATTAAATCCTTGTTGTGCTGGGACCTCTACTTTTTGCTCCACTCCGTCGATTGTTACTTCACGCTCTTCTTTTGTGTTGTTCACCGTGATTTCTGGGATAAATGTTTTCTCATTACTCATTGTTTTTTTTAGAAGGGGATCTTCGAGATATCAATCTCATCATTTAAGATTGGTGGACTCTTTACCACTTCTTTTATCATTTTTAATTGCTTGTCTTGTGGATTGCTAATCCTATTTGAATCTGCTATTTGTCTTTGTTGTCTCCAATGTAGATATTGTTGACTAGCACCAATGTATTTTTCCCCAGCCTTTCTATCATAATTTCCATCTGCGATATACTCTTCCTTAGGAATAAACCATTGGTTGTCTTTCAGCACATATCCTGCTTTATTGACCTCAGACATCGGAAGTAATCCGTCAGGTGTTTCCTGATAACCCTTAGCTAATAAATCTTTCTTCCATGCACGTCCTTCCTCTATTTTATCCTTCCACGATTTCTTTCCACTTACTTCCGACATAGTAGACTCGACCTTCTCGCTCGAGTTGTTTGATGCGCTCCGAAGAGTATACTTGTTCTCCATCTGATAAGTTTATTATAGGCTCCTTGCCCTCTAGTTGATTAAAGTCTTCGTCTATGTGCTTTATAACAGTAGACAACTCCCACTTGTAATTAGCGTTATCTATTAAATACTTCATAACCCTAATTATCTTTTCGTTGGAATAGCAATCTAACTCTTTGGCTGCTCTTAAATGACGGCGGTAGAATCTATTAAGCTGTACGTTATTTTCAAAGACTACCTTTTTAGCCTTAGCTAACAGCCCTATAACCTGAGCGTCTTTATTGCTCCTGTCATTTATATATTGTAAGATCTTCTCATCTGACTCAGCTCTTGTCATTGGTGTCAGCTCTTCTTTTTTTTTAGCCATGGCGTTTTTATAAAGAATCGTTTAACTTCAAATGTTTATACCTATATATATAGTATAGCATCCCGAAGTACCTTTGTCAAGTATACTAATATTAGCCACTAAACACAGTTATTTATAACCTATTTTTTATTTGTTATTTTTTTTAATTTTTACCTGTGGATAAGTATTCACGATTGTTATTTAATAATACCAAGCTGTCTTCTCAGGTCATTAATTTTTTGCCCCTTCCCAGACATTGGCGTGTTGTGTTTTGTTGCTCGATGCCAACAATAGTTTAAACAATCTTTAATAAGATTAATCTCTGCCTGGTCGTCTAGTAAATATTCTATTACGATACGTTCTTTTTTTTTCATAATTACAATTTAGTTAATAGCTTCTCCAGGTCAACTGGCCTATAATCCGTATTCTCTAGCGCTATGAGTTTGTGTTTGTCTTCTGTTAGTCTGTGTAGGTCTTGCCTGTTGCACTCCTCCTCCCCATCTACAACGAACTCTCCACGCAACAATCTTGGCAATGAGTTGTGAAAGTGACCATGAATATTCAAATCATAACCGTCAACATTCTTAGGATGATGACTAAATAGGATGTTTTTATCGTATAGTCTATCGCTAAATGCTTCACAGACAAAATCCCATCCATGCACTAAATACCATCTGTTACTCTTTTTGTCGTGGTTTCCTCTTACCAATATTTTGTGACAGGGAAGTGTCCCGAACCATGTGTTCTTTTCTTTATCTCTGCCAATACAAATATCTCCGAGGTGGATTAGAATATCGTCTCGTGTTACTACGTTAGACAGCTCTGCCTTAATTATATCCTCAAAGTTATCTGGTCTTCCACAATACTCTGTCATTTTGTCGTGGTTAAAATGGGTGTCAGTTGTTAGCCAAATCTTCATTTTTTTTATAATTAATATATCCTACCACCACTCCGCCAAGTCGTCTACACAATAGCTTGTTATTTAAAACAGGAGTGGTGATAGCGGTGATTAGGATTGGCAAAAACCAATCGGTTTGGTAGTTAGACAGTTCTACCGCAAGGTGACTATTTATCTATTAAGCTGCACCGACAACCGAACAGAGAACATAACCCGCAATCTGGTGGCGGCAAGGGTTATTCAAAAGGGATTTTACAAGCTCATTAGTTTGATGTAGCTACGCTCAACCTTAACCAATAGAGCCCTTGAGATACTCGCCACTAGGCTGGAGGTTGTTTTTTATCTACTCTATTAAACACCTGCAAGAAATCACCGTCGTTATCTTCCGTATCATAGGTGTATAAGTGCCTATTAGCTATTTTCACTCCCCAGTGGTAGCACCCGATAACTCTCTCCCTGGTCTTTGGGTCGTAACCGCACCGCAAGCAAGTGTCACTTTTCTTTTTCATATATCGCCATTTAGTTTTTTAATATGCTCTTGGAGTTCTCCTCTAAAATTTGGGGGATTGTTTTCATAGTTTTATTCAACAACAATTACTCCTAACGCAGTTAAAAAATCGTTAATTTGAGATTTATTAATTTTAGTTTCGTCTCCCCTTCCAGACAGTTTAGTTTCATATAGGTCAGCTCCACACATGTTAGCTCCATGTAGGTCAGCTCCAGACAGGTTAGCCCTAGACAGGTTAGCTCTAGACAGGTTAGCTCTAGACAGGTCAGCTCCATATATGTCAGCTCCAGACAGGTCAGCTCCAGACAGGTTAGTTCCAGACAGGTTAGATTTAGACAGGTCAGCTCCAGACAGGTTAGTTCCAGACAGGTTAGATTTAGACAGGTCAGCTCCAGACAGGTTAGCTCCAGACAGGTTAGCTCCAGACAGGTTGGCTCTATACAGGTTAGCTCCAGACAGGTTAGCTTTAGACAGGTTAGCTCCAGACAGGTTGGCTCTATACAGGTTAGCTCCAGACAGGTTAGCTTTAGACAGTTTAGCTTCAGACAAGTTAGACTTATTGTCTACCACAGCTTCCTTAATTGTTGTTTTCTCGCTTGTAAATTGTACCTCACCAGTAAAACGATTTTTAATTTCAATCACCACTTTTTTGGTTCCCTTGTTGTCTTCCTTGGCAATGTATAATTTTAGTTCCTCAATCTTTTTTAGTGCTTCTTGTTTTGTTAAGTCCATAAAGTTTTATATTATTTAATTATTTATATTTCTTCTTCTTTATAAATATCAAGTCCTACCATAAAAGCTTGTTCCTGTGTCTATCCTTCTAATTTTATCCACTTCTTTTAGCATCTTTGCATCTCTTCGTGCATCTTATCTTGCTATTCCACTGTATGGTTTTTTAAGTTCTTTGGGAGTCATATAGTTTTATTTACTTTGTAATTGTCCCCAAAATAAATGAATGTGTACATGGTCTTGGATGCTGCTCGTTGCTCCGAAGTTAGCCCCAACGTTATCATATTTATTGAATAATCCTTTTTTAACTATTAGTATAAGCTCTATCCACTCCATCAGATTAAGCTTGCACCATCTCACGTGCCTTTTCGGTGCTAACATATGGCATATCTTCCACTTCATATTGTATGGAAACCGATTACACAAAAGTATCCAATGCTTATATTCAGTAATTAGCATTTGTTTATCACAAAAACAACAACGTTCCCACTCTTTTGTTAGTTTGAAGTCTTGGTACTCCTGTTCCAACTCTCTTGTTCTATCTGACGGTGGTAAATGAGAATAATTTTTCATAGTTTTATTTATTATTAGATGGTCTTAGGCCAGGACTCGAACCTGGATTCTTCTGTTTCAAAGACAGATGAGTTACCAATTCCTCCGCCTAAAAATATTGTAGACCAGGATAGGTTCGAACTATCGACTTTCTCGTTAAGAGCGAGGTACTCTTCCGCTGAGTTACTGGTCTAAAAACCCAGTCGCATATCCGTCGCGCTTGACAGACATGGGTACGCTGGGTGGAACTAGGGTAGCTAATGGGAATCGAACCCATATCAGCTAAATCACAACCAGATGCTCTCCCGTTGAACTATAGCCACCAGTCCTTTATTATTCTAATTAAAGTCGGCCTGTAATGCCGACAATTCTTCTCTTTGTTGCTAACGAACATATTTAAACGACTTCCATCTGTTGTTTTTATCTTACAGTAATCAACCCAAGTATTCCCTGGCCAATACTTACAATCAATACAGTGTTTATCGTTGTTCATAAGCTTAAATTAGGGCTGCCTCGACGTCTTCGTTAGACATCAAGTATATACGCTCCTCTTGCCTAATTGGTATTGCGACACCAGTGGCTATATCAATTGAGCCTATCTTGTTTCTAAGCATTGGTCTCCAGTCTCCAGTATGGAACTTGTCCCCTGGATAAATGTCTTTGTATTTCATCATACTAATTACAGGTTATATTAAAAAATTGTTTACAGGTCTGGCAATCAAACTTAGCCAAACATCTTACTAAATCGCTTGTGTCAACGTGCCCAGTCATATGGATATCCCATATCATGGATTGGACTTCCATCACTGGGGTTGTTGATGTTGCTATGTAGTGGATATCCGTGCTTAGTGGTGGGTTAGAGTTACTCTCTCCTAGGGCAATAAGCCCAAACAATCCTATACCTAAAAGGATTAGGGTTATAGTTGAAATGTATTTAATCATTAAAGTATTTATTAAAATAATCAGCGTCCGTAGTTATTTTATAATAATGGGACTGCTTATATTCTCTCCTCTTTTTTATTAATTTCGGAATATCCTCTATGTTGAATGCGAGAATATTAATGAAAGTGTCTACTTGTTTTAAACAATAGCCTCGTTGATAGAAAGCCGTAATAATAAGCAAACCTATAAATCCTGTAAATAATATACACGCTGGCAATAGTAATATAAAATATATCATATGTTTAATTGTGAGGACTTTTTAGAGAAGTCCTCTTAAACTCATCTTGCTACCAGCCTATTCTTTTACTGGTAACCTCGTGCTCTTGGAGCTTAGCCTTCCCGCTACTTTCTGCATCCCTTGCGTCCTTGCAGTTAAAATAAACCCACTCTGTTACTCGTCTTACCCGACAATTCTTCTCTCCGTATGGAGACCATTCAACCTCTACTCTATCATCGCTCTCAATAACTTTATAAAAGTCGTTCCTTTCCATTTAATCCTCCTTTGTTGGCCAGTAAGCGTCACATGGCTTTTTTGTTGTGTGACTGAAAAGCCCATACGATTGCCACATATCATCTGGTGTAGCTGCAAAACGATAACACGTATCTTTCTTTGGGCACGTCTTGTTAGAACACATCGAAATATCTGGCATACTTTTTATTTAATAATTATCCTTTTTTCTTGCAATCTCTGCATCTGCTAAAGCTTTTATACCATCTTCCTCTTTATCTATCTTTAAAGATACTCGTCTTCGGTGCAGACTCTTGGTCTGTAAGGTCTTTTTTAATACTTTTTTTATTTATACTTCTTGTCAGCATTATCTATTTTTGTTATTGCTAGCCGTCTATTTTTTTTATATCGACTATAGACAATCGGGAATAATTTATACCCCAATATAATAGCTAGGAACAATAAAATCAATGCTATTAATAAAACTCTTATCATATATTTATATTTACCCCTCCAATGACACCCTTATTGGTACAAATTAAGCGACTCACGGGGGTTCTACGCGTTTTAATTAGTTTAGTTGGTACAATATACCTTTATCGGTTTTCTGTCTCTCTGTCGCCTTTATATTTATTTATTATTATGTCTAAAAACCCAGCATCTGTTGAGCATGTTTTGTTTTCTTTTATCCATTCTAATTGTTTTGGGTCAACTCGCACCTTGCTACTAAACCTACTTTTTCTTTTGTTGCTCATAAGGGCCCTTATAGACTCCCTGCACTCTTTCCTCTGGGGATAAACTATTTCTTATATACCTACCCAATGAAAACGTCATTGTCGTGGTTGTTTATCATCCCCGTCGGTTGTCGCTTGGTCGTCTTGTTGCAGGAAGTGGATTCGAACCACTGTCTTAAGATTATGGGTCTTATGAGAAAGCCTCTTCTCTATCCTGCTGTATTGTGACTTATGTGGATGGGGATAGCATATTACTATCCCCCTACTATATAATACGTATGAGTTGTTAAAGTGTTACACCGCAATCTTCTATTGGTATATCAATTAAGATAAGAACTAAAATTATTTTGTGCGATTATTCACTTTCGCGGTCGATGGTGTGATTCCAGACACACATTGAAGGCTTAGGTGCCTCCGTTCTATGTTGAACTACATCGACAACGGAAATAAACAATCTCTTATCTCTATACTATAAGTATAGCATACTCGAGAGCTTTTTGTCAAGTCCTGAATTAGTGCTAAGATTAAATGTCCTTTGCGACAGAGGAAATGAAACTTTCAACTTTATTTTTTTTTAAAAGTTTGCCTGTGGATAACTTTGCTAATTAAGGTATAAACGATTGTACTCGTCTGCAGATACTGTGGACACGACTTGGTTTCTCCTCCAATATCCTGGTCTTCTTTGTTCGACTACCCTTTCCATTTTTGATATGATTGAGACCATATGGTGTGGGATTCCATCAAACTTCCTATCTACATAGTTGATTGCATTTATTAGATGCTGAGTATCCATGTTCTCTGGTAAAATCCTATCACCTGCTTCTGTTGTCCAAAATATCATATATCTATAAATAAAAACGATTATAACTATCTGCATTAAGCGGTGTTGCTCTAACTAGGTTTTTAGCAACAGACCATCCGTGGGCATAATCTTTCTCAATCAATCTATAAGTGAACGGATATATTACATCCCCAGATTTTTGTGATGAATTGATTTTTTTTGTTGTGTGGAAGTAAGTGAAGCTTCCTTGAACTTTAACTACTTTATATCTGTTATCATTATCGCAAGTATATTCCTCTCCGACAACGAAGGTTGGGACTGTTTTTTTAAAAATACCATAGCTATTATAAGACATCTTTGTTTCTTTTAAGCTCCTTTCGGAATGATTTAAATTCACGGAAAGACATCTCATAGACTGTCTTTACATCCCCTTTGTAGCATAGCATCATCCAGCTAGCAGTTTCTGGAGCTCCATACTTAACGCCAGGTTCCTCAAACGGTAACCAACTAATAAGCTCAAAGACTCCATATTTACCTGATTTAAGCTTAAAAATTTTCCGCGAGCCATGGACTTCGTAGTAGTTTGCCTCGGTAATAATATCCTCTATCTCACCATTTAGCCTGTGATTGTATTCTTTTTTTAATTTTCGGTTAAACATTGGATTTTTTTAAACAATATTTATTAAAATCGTCTTCGTTTTCGTTAATGGACACATAGGGTGTCAGGGTGCCATCTTCGTATGAGTTTTTAAACTCGTTGTCCCAGACTACATAGCAGGCGTTAATATATCTATAATATATTGTTCCAACAGTATAACCGTGTACACCACCCCAAAGTGGATTATAACGCGAATCTCCATGCCTTCCGCTTGTATATGCGACCCTGTCCCCGACTTTAAACATATAATTATTTTATATAATACTTATTAAAATCATCTTCATTATCGAACGGTTTCACATAGAGCTTAATGTCTTCTCTCCTGTAAGAGTTGTCCTCCCCGTTGTCCCAATCAACATTAAAGTAGACCCCATCGATTCCCGTTATGGTTCCGATAATCTCACCGCACTCTCCACCCCAGACTGGATTTCTTATATAATCTCCAAAATTTCCACTAGTATATATAACTCTGTCTCTGACTTTAAACATATTTATTGCGACTTATGTGGCATCCTTAATCATCCGAAGATGCTCTTTGTTTATAATTTTATTTAACATTAAAGATTTATTAGACTTGGTTGTTTTTATCCCAGTCCTGTGTCGCCTGTGTGGGTAGCCTTTGAATTCTATATTATATTCTAATAATTGTTTAATGAGTGGTTTAAAGTTTTTGTTGCTCATACTTAAAAAAGAATAGCATCCCAATCATCAAACGTTCTTTGTTTACGAGGAGCATCCTTTATATCCATTAATAATAACTTCTCCTTGTTTTCATCGTCTTCAGTCCAATCTATTTTTATAACTTTGTGCTCGTATTGAGACTTTATTATTCTCCAACAATAAAGATATCCATGGTCACGGGGGTCAACACCAAACGGTGCGTCCCCCCAATGGAAATTATTTAACACATAAAGATTATCCTCGGTCTCTTTAATCAGCTTTCCGTTGAATGCTATAAACCCATCATGTGTGGTCATCTCCACATTGACCATGTCCCCAATACTTATTGGCTTAATCATCTGAAGATGACGCTCCGACTATTCCCTCAAACTCAGAGACAGCAGCACTTGCGACTCCGATTGTTCCAGAGTGCACAATGCCAGTAGGAGAAAAAGGTTTCTTCAGTAATGTCTGAGTGTTGAAGCAATAGATTAACTCTCCTCCAAAAGAAAAATCATTCTTTGCATAGCGTCTTACGTGGTTAGCCACAAATCCACCGATAACAGCACAGTTAAAACATATAGATTTTTCCGTGCATGAATCAGTGTCTACGCTCTCTGGTGGGACTGTAGTTGCTAGGTAGTTCTTGGCTTTGCAATTATATAACTCCATAACAAGTCCGCCCATACGAGCGTCTATAATATGTATTGGTTTATCTTTATAAATCTCCCCCAATTTAATTCTACCTTCCATTGAGTCTATGGCTATAACGACTAGCCCATCCTCAATATATTCCTCTGCTCTGATGTTCTCTTCAGTGGAGATTTCTATGCCTATTTGCTCTAAGACGTTTTCTTTAAGAGCATCTATTTTTAGTTGACCAAGTTGTCCCTCTTTAAAAAATTGAGAGGCTACGTTGTGGTCTTCAACCTTATCATCGTCATATACTGTGATATTAGTACATCCCATTTTAGCTAACAGCAGTACAGTCCAACTACCAATGCCACCAGCTCCAAGAACATGGATTGGAAACATTAGCTCGCCAGACTTTACGATGCCAGATTGTCTGTCGTATCTATTTGCCATTTTTATATACTCTTGGGAGTAGGGAGCCTTGTAATCCGAAGCCTTCCTCTCTCATTATCCGTTTATAATCTCTTGTTAATTTATCTTCATCCTCGTCTACCCAACCGAAACCGTCGTAGTAGACACCAGAGTTCCTTATGATATCTCCATACTTAAATAAAGCATCTGGACAATCGCAGTGCAGAATTGGATTCTGACACTCTGGGCATGATTCCATGAAGTCCATTGGTGAGACTAAATCATCTTCAAAATATTCAGTATCATCATCAACATCACAAACAGGATATCCCCACATAATATCATCGAGAACCTTCTCGAATTTTCTTTGTTCTTTTTCGTCTCTTTCGTAATAACTTTCTTTTTTTTTACTCGATACCTTCTGGCCCTTATCACTAGCCCAGCCCTTCTCGTAGGACCAACTTCTACCACCCCTATAATTAGTCGATTGCACATTGCTATAGACTTTCTGTCTTACCTTGGACTCGACCTCAGCCTTACAGACAACTGCAGCATCTTCGTCTATTAACAGTCCATCGTTTAGTTCAGATATCTTCTTATCCAGTTCTTCGACATATTTCTTCACAGCTTCTTTCTCTATTTCGACCTCTAGTATTTCTGCCTCCACGGATTTCAACTGTTCTGTATCCATATAGATTTCTACGGCTAGATCCTCGTGCTTAGACGGAATGTCCAAACCAGCTGGAGATAAATCCTTCGGGAACGTATCTATCCGTCCTTTAAAATCTCCTGCTTTATTAGTCACAACAGAGACAAGGAAGTCATACACATCTTTATGTGCGTTGATTGTTCCAGTGTCTGTCCCAGACCAAAAGACACCTAGATGACCGTGGGTGTGCCACCAGAGATTCCAAGCCTTTAGACTTTCACCACGCTGTCCCATCTCATACATAAACTTTGCCATGGACGCATCGTCAAGGTCTGTTGTCCCAGATGTACATTGTTGGTCGAATAGTGCGATGTCATCAACCACTATATCTCCATCTTCGTTTATAGAGGTTTTAGCCATCCCCGATACTTCACCAGGCGCGAACTTAGTGTAGTATTTCATTTTGATTGCTACATCGTTTGTTAGTAATATTTTCATAGCGACTTTAGTGGATTAATTAATTCCTAAATCATGACCACACTCTGGACAATTCCCATCGTTATCTCTAATTTCACTCATCTCGAATTCATTTTCACAGTCAGGACACAGAACGAGGGATGCTGGTTGCTCTTCGACAAGAGGACCATTCTTTTCCATTAATTTTTCAGAAAGCTTCTTTTGGTCTTCCGTATATGCCTTGCCATCCCAGGCCTCGTGTTTGGACCAGTAGCTAGAACTGAACCAATCGCGTTGGTCTGTTGGATTTATAGTTACCTTTTGTGCCGAATAGAATTGCTCATCTGAAATATGCGGGGACCCATAGTTAGGCTCTTCTAAAAAATTTATAAGAAGATGTGCCAGATTTATAATATTGTTTGTTGCCCTAAGCTTTCTGACCTCTGTATTCATTGCATTCCCTAGACACATTCCTCCATTGCTTATACAAGGATGATGTTTTTCAAACTTGCGGACATGTTTCTTATAGTTGATACATCGCACGTCGTTGCCGTTGTTGAGAGGCACAAGTATTTTAAATGCACCGATATTATAATCGAACATTCTTCTTTGTGGAGCGGTATAAGTTAAATCATTTGTTGTTATCAATACACACTTACCATTATCTGTATCTATAATTTCTACAGATTTGATTTTCTTATTTTTCTTCATCTGTTTGTACTGATTAGCAATATGCGTAGTGTCGAGGACAGCAGCAGCCTGCTTCTCTTTCAGTTCTTTAAGAGTGTACTCTTGTTTATCTAAATCTCTTTGTGTTGACTCCATATCATTATAAAGCCTTTTAATAGTGCCGGCATATTGCATGCAACTATCCTCAATACGATGCAGCTCAAGTGGAAGTTTTTGCAGCTCCTCAAAACGAACCTCCTTCATCAACCCAACAAACTCTCTTTCATCCTTGTCGTCAGATTTGTATGTCTCAAGGATAGTTAAGTCCTTTAAGTTGATAGCACAAATCGTTGGAGTTGCGAACATGCCTCCAGCGTGATGTGTGAAGGGATAAGTCTTCTTTAAGTCAACAAGCACAAAGGCTCCTCGTTTCCCAACGATGATTCCATCATATTGTACCCCTTTAGGGTCAAACCGCTCATCGTTTTTTAAGAGTGGCTTGAAGCTTTTCTTTGTTTTTACCTTGTCGCCAAGGTAGATGTCAGTGATTTTCTTCATATTTTTTATACTTCATCGTCTATGTCAAAGTCATCTCGACCAAGAACATATCCGACTGGTTTACCTAATAAACCATTTAATGGATTAGTAAATTCTAGCCCCTTACCAAATCTAACAAAATAGTTATCTCCAGTCCTTTGGACTATCATCCCTTTGTAGGAATTTCCCTCAATATTGATGAGTTTCCCCAATTTATTTTTTGGTCTGAATTTGTCGTTTGTTACGATAATATCCCCGACAAAAGCTCGACCTCTTTTAGATTTTTTCATTGTGACTTTAG